TTTCGCTAATCGTATCACCTGTGACTATGTTCTCTGAAGTGAACTCCAAGTTCGTCTTCGCCTCCATAGTCTCCTCGCCCTTCAGCTTCTTAACGTACTTTTCGCATCCGCGCTCAACAGTATATACATTCTCGCCGATCAGGAACTCCACAGTTGCTGAGCAGTCTTCCTTATGTTGGTTGATCACGTTAAGGTTCTTGCGTTCATTCTTGGATGTAGAATTGAAAAGAGTGAACAGGAGCCCATCAATGATGCTGCTCTTGCCGCTGTAGTTCTTTCCAAAGATCCCGACGATGCCGTTCATCTTCCCAAAATCAAGCTTGTTCCCTTCACCAAAGTTAAACAGGTTATCGAACTTGAATGAGCTTAGCTTCCAGTTTACGTTTCTGGTAATCTCTTCTTCCTTCTCGACGATGCGGTTGTAATACCCGTTGATGGAATGCACTTCTTCCATCAAGTCATCGTCTACCTCGTACTCTTTAAGGTATTCCTCGATGAGTTCTTCCTGTACGACAGGATCGCGAAGGTCTTCCTTCACAAGATTATAAGTGAGCGCGTCTACGCTGCCTCGCTCTCCAGCAGCACGATTAAGAAATGTAATCGACTCTGGCTTGAAGCGATGCTTGGCAACATCAATAGCCTTCTTCATTTTGTTCAGAGGAAGGTTATTGTTTGACACCAAACGCAAGCGGGCGCCTCGGGGCACATCCGTGTTCTTCGGCATCCGACCCTTCGGTGTCAACTCAATTGTCATGAAAGGCTTGGGGTTTTTGAAAACGACATGCTCACACTTGAAAGTTTCCTTGTCTGTGATATCCCAAATCAGCAGTCCCTTGTCATTCGTTTCACCATGGTTCTGTTGAATCGTAGAGCCCGGGTATCGCACCTTACCTTCTGTGTCAAGAATCTGATTTGTCTTGTGGATATCTCCCAAGAACGCAAAATCAAACTTGTCAAAGATCTTAATGTCGTGTTCGCCATGAGTCATGACCCATCCCGCGTCGGTCTTGACACCAGAAATCGAGCCGTGATACAGGGCGATATTGATTTTATCCGTATCAGTTGGAACAACCCAGTTGTCCTCATCGAACACCGATAGCACGTTTAGCGTATAGTCGGCGTTTAAAGCCGTTTCTCCGGCGTTCTTAAGCAGATGCAGGTCTGGACATGCCAAGGCATCTACAATCGGCGTGATGGCATCCTGACGGCTGCTATTGCGTAGGTTACCATCGTGGTTGCCCAAGATGATATATGTTGGAGCAATCGATGACAGATTGCGAAAGAAATCAGTGCATAGTTCCACGAACTCTGGAGAGATCTGAGTCTTCGTGTGAGCAATGTCTCCGCAGTGTACGATACAATCTACTTCTTCTTCCCGTAGAGTTTCGTATAGCTGCTTGAAAACCTCCTTGTATTCATAATGATACTTTAGATTCTTGATGTGCGTATCTGCAATGTGAGCAAACTTCATTTTTTACCTTCTCAAATTCGGATAGAAGACAGGGCATCACTCAGAATGTATGAGCTATCTTCTATCCGTTTTGCTGCCGCTTTTCTAACAGCAAACTCTTCTCTTGTTATTGCGCCGACATCTTCGATATCGGCAGTATCAATCTTGTGTAGTTCCATATCGTACTGCAACAAGTTCTTGATGATTTTGTGTTCCTTATAGGTGGCATCCGAGTCCAGAGCCAAATAGACTTTTGGACCCTCCGATATCAAACGGCTGAATACTTTAGTATAGTTGTTCAGCGTGGAGCCTAGAATCGGAATTGCATTTCCTGCAACGATTGCGTCAAACACTCCCTCGACCAGAACGATGTCATCGTCCCAATCAAGGTATAGTTCGTTAAAAACGATATCGCGACTGGCTTGCGGATTTTTATACCGCATCCAAGCGCCGTCGTACGAACGCGCAATAAAATAATTTACATAGCCCTCGGTGTCAAAGCTGGGAATGATAATCCTCCCCGCATATTCTCCCGATGGGCAGTAACCAATCTTCCACTCAAGAATCTCTTTCTTACCAATACCTCGCGCCCTCAAATAGTTGACAGCGGGAAGTGTAGCCGGAGAAAGAGAATCCTTAGTGAGAGTTCGGAATTCATCTGGTAGGTTTACTCTTTGTATTATAACATCGTCGTCCTCGTTTGTTGAAAAAATATTGTCAAAATCACTAATGTCGTGGCGACCAGTGAGCTTATCCCACTCTGCCACCATGCCATAGTTACCGAACTTACGAATCAGCCGCCGGACATTCTTGCCCTTAGCATCGCAAATCCAGCACTTATATACGTTCGCACTGACATTCACCGAAAGCTTGTGCTTGTGGTGCTTGCAGAACGGACAATAGAACAGCGTTTCGTTGCCGGCAGTGCGATACTCGCCGAGACAAGACGCAACAATTTTCAGCTTTTCCCTATGCATACAACAGTAGTATACCGCGTACGGCGGCTGTTGTCAAGAGATATCTTCAAATAACTTAATGCCGGCGAGCGCAATAACGATTGCGTCTGCTCGATCATCAGTTCCCGGCTGGGGATTCCCTTTGTAGGTCAGGTTATATTGAAACCCTTCATTAAACCTTTCTTTAATATAATCGATTACGACCTTCTTTGCAAGGTTTTTTTTGCCTTTTCCTCTAGGAATTTTAATCCCTAATGTCTTTCGGGCGTTGCGTACGTCGATTAGCTCCGGGTTCTCTTTGAAAACTTTTCGACATGCATAAGAGCACATGCCGTTAAAGCGCTGCAACTTTGCCATAACGTGTGCTGTTGAACCAGAACGAAAGTTAATCGCTGCCTTTTCAACAAACACATAGTACGGTGAATACTTGCTTTCGATTTTGCGCATTATCGACTCAAAGATCGCTGCGCGATCCTCAAGAGGAAGTTCGGACTTAAACTTAATTATGTCACTATGCAATAGCTCGTCATTGCCGTCGAGAACGGCGATGCCGATTTTTGTGGTGCTGATATCCAGCCCCAATGTATTACTCATTTAGAAGTCTACTTTTAATTTGAATGTGAACTCACGTTCGGGGGTTTTCTTGACTGGCTTCGCAACCTTCGCGACCCCGATGCAGTTCATATCTTCGTCATATATTTTGATCATGCTAATGAAGGTTGTCTTTTTAAAGCTGCCAGTAACACTGTTGTATTCGCTATAAGCGATATTGTTAACTTGTTGTTTGTCATACTCTCTATAGATCGTAGAGCCTGTGATTGTTTCGACTGATCCTGAGGCGTCCCACGAAGAAGAGTGTGCAACATATGTAGGATTGTTAGAGTGGTTGAGGCGGTTCTTAGGAGCGTGAGCCAGCATGGTCACGGTTGGAATGTAGTTTATGCCATTGAAAGCAATCTCAAATGATGATCCGGTGACTCCAAACTTTTCACCGTTGATCTCTGTTGGGACCAACTGCTTGCCGCCATCGCCATCGGTGCCTCCGTTCGGGGTACCCATGTGCTGAGCGGGGATACCATATCCGAAGTAAACCCATTGAGACGTAACATAGTCTCCTTCGCCGCCATTCCTATAGTCTCTCCCTATTGTATCAATATCCCACGAACCTGTCAAGAGAAAAATGCCAGCATCATATAAGACTACGCCGGCAACAGATCCGGAACCGGTGCTCCCAGTGGGTCCGATCTGAACTAGTTCGCCGTTGTGATTGACATCAGAAGCCTCTGCCGCCAACGTGCCAGAGATGTAGAATCTTAGGTTAATGCTGCCTTTCTGGATCGAGGATCCATAAAAAATAGAAGGCACATCAATAAGGTTCATCTCTTGTGTAGCCTTGTTCCAAGTGCCGATGCTGGAATCTGAGCCTGTAAAAGCGAAGTGGCGACTAGTTGTCGCAGCACGGTCCAGATTGCTCTTAAGCGCGAAGACGTGTTTCCTGTGATCATTAACCCTATAGTATATCCTCTGAATCGAAGCTGTCAACTGTGCGCTGCCTGTAATCTCATCGCCATATCCATGTGCGTGATAGCCTGTTGAACTGACTGTGCTGAATGCGTGCATCGACGCGCCCTTGATCAGAAAGGGGTACCGCCAGTTATTTGAGCCACTCATTTTGTCTACATTTGTTTCGTAGAGATCGATTCCTCCCCAGTTGAGAGAAGCAGAACTATTAATGTTGTTTGCGAAAGCGCCCGAGATATGAGTCTTATTATTATAGTGGATCTCAGAGTGACTGCCGCCCGGTCCACGGGCAATCTTGAAGTTTACTTTCGGATATGTCTTGACCCTGTTGTAAAAGAGGTCAGCGTCTTGGAATTTGTAATAAGGCATTCTTTTATAATTAGCGCAGTTCTGTGTTTATTCTGCAGCAACGTATCCGGTAGCTTGGGCGAACTCTTTGAAAACGTTCTGCTTCGATGTATCATTCGGCATCTTAGAATAAACCCATGCGTAGGTCTTCTCCATATAATCCATTGTATCACGAAGTTCGCGATTCTTTGATTCTAAAAGAGAAATATGTTCTTTAGTGGGAGCGGGTAATGAGATCCCTAAGTCTGTTGCGATACACAGTAGGCGATACCATTCGCGCTTCGACGAGGCATCTTGCGCATCTCTGAACATTGCCTCTCGTCGAGCCTGCTCATCTTCGGTCATGTGCATGATCTTATCGGGATGAGTGGCTTTCGCTATCTTTTTAAAAACCGCGTTTGCAACCGCATTGATTCGCTTTGTTTGCTGTTCGTCCTCGACAGCTTCAAGTTCAGTGAATTCTTCTTCAGGATCTGCGCCAGTGTCTCCGGTCTGAAGAATGTACTCCTCAGGAGTAACCAAGCCCATCTCTTCGCGGTACTCTTCAAACTCTGCAGAGAATCGAGACTGAGCTTCTTCATACACCAAGCGGCGATAATCGTAGTCTGCGGTCAAGTACCGAAGCTCTAAGATTAGTTTTTCATATTTCTTTTTTAGTTTCGGCGTAAGCACATCTATGCCCGCCTAATAATCCAAACGTACTCTCAGCGTCAACTCGTTTGTTGGATCCTTCTTCAGCGGCTCGGAAAGCTTGGCTACTGCCATCAACTCGTTATCTGATGAATAAAGACCGACGCCAGTGCAATAAGCCACCGGGGTGTCGCTGGATACGTTTTTGACGCGGATCTTAGAACCGGTCAGATATGTGGGGTTGGAACTATAGTTGAACTCGTTATGGTTCACTCGACAGAAGTAAATCGTTGAGTTAAGTTCAGTGGTGTTGTTAAACGAAAGGTTATAAATACGTGTTCTGAACGAGTCGCAACTTGAGGAGATCTCGCGTTCTTTAAGCGAGTCTGCAACATAGTATTCTGCCATTCCTGAAGAGGATGAAGCGGCATAAGGACCGACATCTGTATCAAAAACGGGTGCCATCGTTGCATCACCGCCGGCAGACGCACTAGTGTTGGCTCCCCATAGTCCAGAAAGTAGTCCCACGCCATTATGGGTGGTGTAGATCGTGTCAGAAGATGAGACTGACTGAAAGATAGAAGCAGTAATGACTGCTACGCCAGCCTGATAATATAGCAAGCCTGCCTTGACATCGGTTGAGCTACCTGCTTCGCCGGCAAGGAAAGTGCTGGAGCCATGGGCATCATAGCTGGTTTCTGCATACAGTACAGCATAGTCTCCTGCAGGAGAGTTTACGCGGTAATCATTTTGAGCGTTATAGTCAGTAAGCTTAACACGTCGGTTGAACGCCCCTGAAACGTCTGGCTGGATTCCAAGCTCCAAACTGAATGAGCCTTTCTTAATCTCGTCCTTAGTTAACAGGCGAGCCATGTTGAGGAAGAATACCTCGCGAAGCTTCGTGCCACCGGTGAGATCTCCGTCTTCATCAAACTCTTGAATGTCTCCAGATGAGCTATGCCCAACGAGAACCTTCGCCATCTGATTGTACATATTAATCTTCTTAGCGTTCTGGGTGCTGGATGAACCAGACAAGCCAGAGTTCTTAGAATACCCACATGTGAGGTCAAAGACGTGGTTTGCGGAAGAACTCAGATATGGATAATCATAAACACTCTGGAACATGCCATGAGCATAGTTCTTGATATTTACCTCACTGGTACCTTCCATGTATGTACCGGAAACTACTGTACCGGTAAGAGGGATTGCTTCGTTCAAGAGAGTCTTCGTTGAGACCACATCGTTGTTAGAAAAAGTTTTATATGTTGTCGCCATTTTTTAGTCCTTATGCCTTCTTAACAAGCCTAACTGGAATATCGATACTGTAGCCCGTGGTTGCTCCCGTCACTCTCACAATCGTATCAATGTAGTTTGTGAAAGAGGATGAGCTAGGACCATCATCGGTTTGCCGGTTAATACTAACCGTGCCACTGCCGCCAATCAAGTCGTACAGGTAGGTGCTTGTGTTCAGTTCTAGGCTAGCCTGAATTCTGAACTTAAGAATAGTGCCTCGCGGTCCACGGATAACTTGTGTGTTGTCCTGTGTGGATGTGGATGTGCTCTCATTTGAACTCACATATCCACTATCGTTAAGGGTCAAGTAATAGCTTGCAATGCTGTCGTCATCAATGAAGGACGGGTCGGCAAGCGATGTCTTGGTGGGGTGCGCGATTCTGCCCAAGCGGTTATCAATCTCAATGATATACGCGGTCTCAGCCAGATCTGAATCAATCGTAAAGGTTGGAGGAATCTCGGTGGTGTTTAGCCCCTGATCAATACGGATGTGGGAGGGGGAGTTTAGTGTCTCTCCTGCCAGCACTCCGTTCGTCTGGGATGCATTAAGACCGCCTGATGCGTTCTTCTCTGTATCTGCATCGACCGCTACAACGAATAACGCGCTTGAATCAAGTGTCGTTTGCGAGGCGTCAGGCGCACTCGTATTCAACTTCAAGATTGGCAGGTACAGCAAGTTAGTGCGTGAGATCGAGAGCAGCTTGCTCTTCATCATAGAGCCGTTATTTGTGAACGCCTCCATAACAGGAGATTGTAGAATCTCCAAATCATAATACGCACTACCGTTTGCGTGGTCCTTGTTATAAAGTGAGTAGTCAATTTCGTCGTCGCTCAAAGCGAACTTACTGATTTTAAAAGAGCCATCGCCCTTTGCGAGTCGATATCTGCCCGTGTCAGTTAATACTGCATCGAGGATGATATCGCCCGAGTTATCTAAGAATCCCATTAAACTCTTGTCTCCGTTACTTAATTAGTTTATTATACAGTAAATAGTGCTTTCTCTTAAAACATTCTTTTACTGCTTGTGTAGCTTCCGTTCTATATCCGTATCTCATTTCTCACGGACTCCTGTTTCTTTGTCTCTTGTAGGTGCGCCCTCAATCTCATCTGCCGTTCTTTCATGCTTTTGGTTGAACTGAATATTCAGGTCTGCTGCTTTTCCGGTAGTTGTTGAAGTGATTCGGGCTTTAAACTTTTTGCCCCATACGTTAGTATCTGCTAAGCCTAACTGTACGTTACCTTTAGCCGCGTCGAACGCAGAAGTAAGCCCTTCATTCTTAATTAGTATCTGAGAGGGCGTTGGAGCAATTTTAATGTACTTGTTAAAATATTTCTTATTTGTTCGCGGGACCAAATCTCTGAAATGGTACTCGCTAATCAGTGGGTAGACTGTGCCGTTTTCGTCCACAATCTCAACTTGGAACACTGCAGTCGGATTTGAAACATTGCCATGTACATCGATTTGACGCACCGTGTAATAATATTTTGTATTTGGCATCAGTACATCAATCATGGTGGCAGCATCTGAATATTTTGGTAGAATATTATTAGCTGGAGCAGTCTCAGCCTCGCTTGGTATTCTAGTCGAAACCTTGTATTTGAGCGCGCCATCGAAACTGGCATAGCTGTAAGGCGCAACAGTTGTACGATAAACCTCAAAGAATTCCGGTCGGTCGTCCGACTCATAAAGCAACGGATCGCCGGGTTCAATCTCATGAGTCTGATAGTCGTACTGATTGGCTGCAGCCTGTTGCTCCGTTTGGTTGAACTTGGGACCATAGCTGGCTTCTTGTGTGTTAATATAAATCGGGTGCATCTGCTGTCTGCCGACAGTTCCCTTGAATATCAGAAGCATCTTATGGTTAATCCCCTTGTAAGGGATGATTTCAAACTCTGGCACAACAGGGGCTGTGTCGAACATCACGACCTTTTGGCTATGGATACGAGTCTTAACAATCTTCAGAACGGGAGTGTACCACACCTGCTGAGAATATGTTGCGTCAGCCCACGCCATCGTTTTAGTTATTGGGTCTCCCTGCTTTATCCTATTATAAAGTTCGGTAGGGGTTTTGATCAGCGGACTCATATCCAAGACGTTGTTTCCGCTGTTATATTTCGTTCCAATGACCAAGGTGTAGGCATAGATTTCATAGTTGTATTCTTTGCCATAATGAACTTGTGTGTCTACAAAATCGATATTGGTAATATCTGATGAGTTGGCAAACCAGAAGTTTTGAATTTCTCTGCCGGTGGCTACATCTGTCTTTCTCACTTGATACACCACAGTTTCTGCGTAGCCTAAGTCGCCTTTGAGGACTTGGCTGTAGCTGCGGATATAGTCGGTGACCATATCTTTAATCTTTCCTAGAGCAATGATAGTTTTGATTTGTTGCTCTAAAGTATTCGTCATGCCCTTTCCGGAAATCGTAGCTGCGTGGGCGTGGAGGCGTCCTGTCATCTCGTCGGTGTTTTGGCGGCTGTTTAAGACAGACTGCAGCCATTTTTCAACATCCAAAACTGTTCGGTTGTAAGCTTGGATGGACTGGCGTTGACCTAAGGCAATGCCACCATCATCGCGGCGCTTAAGAGTCATTTTGGGCTGTGATTCAAAAATCGATTTGCGGGGTCCGAGGACCGGCTTCTTTGAGGCTGGAATCTCTTGAATAAGACGGGAGTTACCGGGCTGGCTGGCAATCAGTGAATCTATTAAAGTTGGCATCAGACCCGCAGTATTGATGTGATCTGAAAACTGTGCAAAATGATCTGCAGTAAAGCTGATCTCCGCATGCAGCGGATAGTTTTCTCTTTGTTGCTGAGCGTCTTTCGTAATCGAAGAATAGTTGCCGCTGAAACACAGGTTCTTCATGTAGCCTGCAGCTTTAGCAGCTAACGGAGCCATTTCAAAAATCTTACTCATTACTTCTCTGGTGAGTGCCGTATCTGCTAGTTGCAAATCGTTGCCAAGGTTTGCGACACCACCCGCAGTCCGTGTAGCATTAAAGCCTCTGACAACTCTTGCCAAGATTTGCCCATATTCATCCCAATATAAACTAGAAAGCTCCATGCTCTCTTTCGCATCCATTTCCTTTTTGGTCATTTTCCCTTTGAGCCTACCTGAGACAGCGCTCTTAATCGCGCCGCCCAAAGAGGCGTTAGCCTGTGCAACGTTGCTCGTAACTGGATCGCCCATGGATGTTTCTGCTGCTGACTGCACCATAAGAGATGGCAAAAGCAACTCGGGACAATGCTTGGAGAACTTCTCATACCGTTGTGAATAAAAATTGTACTCTGATGATGCATGTGCGTGTGCTGATTTCCCAGTAGAGGCTAAGATTCTAGATTCCATTCTGTTGAATGGAACATTAACGTACGTTGAGTAATCCTCGTAATCTCTGCCGGCGCCGGCGGTCTGCAATGTAAACTGTCCGATGTAAGTACGCATCAAGTTCCACATGTACATGGAACCTTCTTGCAACCACATTTTGGGATCGATCCCTTCTTTAATAGCTGCTGCAGTGCCCTCTTGAGTGTCAAGAAACTTCTGTATCTCTGTCATGCGGTCTGAATCGATGCCGGCAACGTGAGCATAGTATTGGTTAAAGGTGCTCTCGATTGGCAAAAGCTTAATGTTTTCTTGATATACCGGAAACAAGCCGGCTCTGGCGCCGGCGCTGGATCGGCTTGAATCTCTCCATGATAGCATGCGCTCCTCTTGCCCGGGAGAAAGAACACCGTCGCCAGTTTTTGGAGTCTGGTCCGAAAAAACAATATCAAACGGTAGCGAGTTAAATGCCATGTTATCAGCTTCTTTCTTCATTGAGCCGGAAAGAAACATTATGCTTTTAGGGGGCGCGTCAGTCGGGGATAGATCATTAGGTTCAAGATGAACTGACCATATTCGATTTGCGAAGATCCGGACTGGATCGATTTCTGCAAATGCGGCGGTGCCCGACTTATTAACGCCGTCAATTTGTTCCTGAGTCATCTTGTATTCAGTAAAGGCTAAGTCGGTTTCTCCAGAGACTTGAGCCTCTGGATCTAATAGGTATTTGTCGGCGCGCTGGAGAGATTTATAAAACCCTAGAATATTGACGCGACTTCCCTTATTGTAAATGGAAAGACCGCGACCCATTGCCTTGTTGGAGGCGCCTGCAGTTACACCGTAAGCCTTGTCAAACCGCAGCGAACGTGCGGGCAAGTTCAGCCCATACGCAGTAGTTGAAATCAAATATTGTTTCTTGCCTGATGCCATTAGTCTGTATGCAATCCTTCTCTTACAATCTGTGTAGCCGGAGTAGTCAGCCCAATCTTACGCTTCATACCGGTAAGGGGCGCATCTCCGTTTCCTACAAGAATAAACTTTGCATTCCAGATTGGCAAGTCCATTGCTTTTGGAAACGAAATACGCACAGCTTCATTGTTGTAGGGTCGAAGGCGACACAGTATCTGCGTACCCTCTCTTCTATTTAGTGTCACAACCAGACTTTTTTCTAAGGGGAGCCAAATCTCAGAGCCAATTGATTTTTCATATTTGGGCTGAAGATTTGATGGGCGGTATCCTGCGAGGAATTCAACTCGTACGTTCATCATAAAGTATAGCTGGTACAACATGTTATAGAATGGATCGTCCCAGTGAGCCTGATCCATCCGGTTCTTAATGTTGTCCAATACAGAATCTCCGTTCAATGCAGAGATGGCTGCGGCTTGGATGGATGGCGGGAGCTTGTTCAGCATGCTAGCAAAATGGTTAAACACGGATTCCCAGCTACCAGCGCCCATTTTCGCAGACTCTTCCAACATGAAAAAGACAACTGCCATGGCACTAAAGTTGGGTGCATTTGGATCAGCCGGTTTTTGCTTCGTTGAGTGTAAATAGTCTCTTTTGGTAGTGGTTAACATCTGTAAGAGAAAATGAGTTTCTTGTTCTGTTTCATAGCCGGCTGTGAGGTTCTGAAGGGCTCCAAGGATATCGCTTGTATCAGCGTCAGCGCCCCACTCGGTGCTAGCCATAGCTGAGGGGAATACATCTTGAAAATCGATCTCGTCATCCTCCTCAACTGTAAGTGTCGCTAACGAAAACATCGATGGGAAGGGTGTACCGGTGCCGCCGTCTTCCACTCCGGAAGTCATGGCTCGCGGACTAATCGCGGTCGGATAATCTGACAACTCTCTATCAACTTGCTCTTTAGTCATCAAAGTTGCTCCAAACTCCGGAGCCAGTGCCTGCCCCAAACGCTGCTTGGAGTCCACTGTAAGAACATTGACCTGATCTGCTTTTCTCTTGGAACCAATATACTGAACAAGGCTTTTAAGAGAATCTGTCATAGCAGACATGTCTGGACCGTTTGTGCCGTCAGAGTTCTTATACCTATTTCTAACTGTCTGTAGATTAATGGTATTCTCCGGACCTAGGACATTCATCGTGCGTGCAGACAAACATCGGAATGCCGAAGTTGCACTAGGAATAGCTGTTGGGCTAATGAAGTACTTTGTTATTTCCTCGTTGGCTCGGTTAATATAGTCGCTGGTGCTGACCAGCCCAAGAGAGGCTGGACCTCCAGCGGCAGACATCTGCAAGAAAGAGGCTCCCGTAAAAGGAGGCGCGTCTGAATCAAACGCATCATTTGCGAAATAAGTCTTATAAGTGATTGTCCGGTTCGTTACCCCGGAGCCACCATTTGGTGTTGATGGGTTAGACGCTGCAGACGAGTTGGATGCTGGCGTCTCAGCAGAAATCAGGTCTTGAACAACTTTAATATATTTTTCTAATGTGTCGATCACTGCACTGATTCCCCGAGGTGTTCCGGATCTGGGGTTGCAAATACTGGATAGGTTCTTTCGCATCTTTTCTTTCTTTTGTCGTGTCATCTTTTCGGAAACAACAAGATCCATTAGCTCTACGAAAGCTCTGGGGGCAGCATCCCATGGGCGTGACCTTCCATATTTGGAAGTGGCAAACTGAAGGAACTCCCTTGTGAATTTGTTTGTTGTCGGATCGTAGTGTCCAACCTGAGTCTGGTTTCGAGTGTTTGTGTTGGATCTGGCTTCACCGGCAACAATAGCCACTGTTGCCTTGGCGCGCTGACCGTCCGGACTTACAAACTTGGTACCCACATGTGGGTCTGTGTATGTCATCTTATAACGATTAACCACTGGAATATTCGCGAACACCTCATACTCTCTGAGCCTCGCTACCTGTTTTTGCATACGCTTAAGGTGGCGAGCAATATATACTGGAACATAATCCCTAACCGTAATCTCGACACCATATTGATATATGCCAACTGTCCGATCTTTAACGCCCATATCTTTCCCGGTGAAATGCCGGATTCTAAAATCTTTGCCGTTGGAGTCTCCATGGCTGAGTTCGACTTCTCTGACCCCACCACCGCCTTTACGACCTTTCCTCTCCCCGGTATCAGCCACAGTAATACGCTGCGTTGGAGGTACCTTGCCGGTGCGATTGGACTTGGACGACACAACAATGTGATCGACCTGCTCGGCGTCCCATGGCTCGTAAACATTCGGGAATCCTCGGGCGTAGGCACCTTGTTTATGGTGCTTGACCCGGCGTCTCAAAATCTTAATTTCTTGGATCGAGCAACGCCTCAGCACTGTATCGCGAAGACTGTCTTCGACATTATCAAAGAATCTGCCATACATAGAGTTGTCCTTCATAAAGTCCAAATGGCTATAGCCAAAAAGAAATCCGCATGCCCGGGAGGAATCAGAAGTCAGATGCACATCGCTGAAGTACTTGTGACGATATGCTGGCAATGTAGTAAAATGTTGTCCTGCTCCGGAAGCTAGCCGATTCAAGATATTAACCTGTGACAAGTCGATGGTATACGCGGGTACAACATCGTCCACATCCCTAAAGTCGGAGATTCTAGAATCGCCCAGATTAAGCTCGCCGGCTTCAACAGTGGTAAGCCATTCTCCATTCATGCTATACTGATTCGCATTCATGTTGACTGACGTAGTATTAAGGTTATTATCTTCTAAAAGCGCTTCGATGTTTAAAAGCGTACAAACGTAATAGGAAAGATGGCTTGGCGTGGCTGATTTGACTTCAAACTGAAACTTTATCGGAAAGTCATATACGGTATTTCCATTGGTATCTATGCTGGCAAATCCTGCCAACATCAGATCTTGCTCGGAGATTGCGTTACCAGTTGTAGAACTGTCAATGCTATTCACGATGTCTTGGACTGACGAGTATTTAATGCTCACGTCATTTTTAACTTTTACGAGGTTTCCTGCGCCCGGGACAGGGGGCTTGGCTTCCATTAGCTGCTGTTTCGTAATGATGCCTGACAAATAGTTGAAAGCAGCCGTCATAGCTGGTCCGGAGGCTCCCTTGAGAAGTTTTTTGTACGCATCAACCGACCTTTTACTAGTAAACTGTGCGACCGTAATGTATAGATATTTGGTAATATCTTGGCTCATGAACCACTGAGACGCTACATCATCCGCAGCGAGGGTGTCTCTAACGGCACAGTCGAGCGTGATAGCCGTTGTCTCTTTGTTGCTTGTTTTAAAGCCCATCAACGTGCCCGCTTGGGCTAGCTGATCGCCTGTTCCCGCATCGAGCCCTAAGCCAACGCTGGAAAGAAGCTGCTCGAAACGGGCGCCGCCATCGACGCCTAGAGCATTTTGCAACTCGGCGCGCTTGAATACCGGAACATTTTCTTCAACAATGTGTGGGTTTCTTTCAAGCTCGATTTGACCGCCAAGTGTTTCAACGGTGACTACTTTGACAACCGCCGAAGGAAGCAAATCTGCTAAAAAGTTTAAGTCGTTACCAGCCATTATTCACATTCTCCCCCGCATAGTTCATCAAGCAGTTGTGTGTCTTCCGACTTGTAAAGCACGGAACCCGGATCATCTGTTGCTTCGTAGCAAGAGAGCACACGGGACCAAGCCATTTTAGCCTCATCATCTGTCGCGATGTAAGTGCAAACCGATTTATCGTCAATCTCTTCATCTGATTTTACATCCATAAAATATTCCACATATGACGCATCAACTTTTGTTACATCAATTTTTGGGATCTGTCTGGGATCGAGTAGAATGTCATTCACAATAGCTTTCGGATACTTAACAAAACTCATGCGCTCCAAGCTTTGACCGGAGCGGTCACGGGGCTGTAATGTTTCGTCTTCCGTCACTTCCCATACCTCTACATAAAACTGGTCTACGGCTAAAGCAGAATTCTGTTCATTAACCTCTAGGATTAAATAGTTGTCGTCCACAACTATCATTGTCTCATCTGCAAATTTAGTTGTCAAGTAGTGCTCTGGTGGCATGGGTCTGAAATGATCGTAATCTGGAATGGGGGAGTTGTGGTCCCATTGTTCGTCGCCGGCATTAGGATCGCCAATGCTGCTCTCGCCTAACGGACTTGGATCTTTATAAATCTTCGTTGTGTAATCAATATCAACTTTAAGTTGAGGGATCTTTGTAATATTCTCGTATGAACTGCTGGCATATGCCATGCTAGCTGTAAACTTATTTTTAAGCGCTTTGATTTCCCAAGAGGGAATATACATCTGACGCTCTGAAACTACCGTAGAGTTACCCAATGGCAGAATATATGGCGCTCTGCTTGTCGCTCCTAAAAGGGCGCTGGCATATGTGCCTTGTGCCCCTACACCCATTGACTGCCCTTGTGGTGTCGCGTTCTTGACACGGCGAGTTAACTTTTTAACTTGCTTGGGCAGATCGCTATATGAGGTTTGTGCGCGTAAAGCGGGAGTTTGTTCTTGGATTCTGGCTTCAGTTGTGCCAGAGATCTCTGGTGCCCCAGTATACCGGCTGTCGTAAATAATATCTTCGTCGAAGAAAGCATAATAGGCAGGCGCCCACTTACCCTTGGAAAGTTTATATTTTCCATAAGATGTGAGGATAACCTCTATTACTTCTTCTTTTTTATTAAAAAACGACATTTACATTACCTCCTCCCCACGGATGGTGAGCCCCACGACGCCCCAACTGCGGCGGAAGCTGCCTCTGATGTGCTTGCCCTCATGCTCATTCGTCTTGAAGATTCCAAAACACTGCTAGCAAGAGAAGTGACGGCAGAAGCCCCGCTTTCTCCCGTGTCCATCGTAGGCGCCATAGTAATCTGTTGGCTCAAGTCTTGCAGTTCAATGTCGCTTATTAGTTTCTTATTTTTGAGGCTAATCGACATGTCGAGTTTAGTTGTCTCGACCAGAGAGAAGAAATCGTATGGCCAGTTGTAACTCCAGTCAGGTGTAGTCGTGCTTGATGCATTTTTAAACTTGAACCTAAACCTGCTATCGTCTGTGTCATCTGAGGTCTTCGCAAAGTAGTTAATCGCTGCACGTTGCTTAATCTTGAACACCATAAATCGGATTTGCGGAGGTACTTTAGTACCGCCAGTATCAGATGCTGCCCCAAGAAGCTCCAGAACATTAAGATCATGCGTGACCGACTTCGTTACCTGCTTCATAACCTTTCCAGAATCGGGGTACAATCCCTGCCACATATCTGCCAAATCTTGACCATCAAACTGATGCTCAAATTCAAACATGTACATTGCGTACGGATTTGCAGTGTCGTTGCGAGCAAAATCCAAGTGAGGGGGAAGCACATAATCTTCCATTAGGCGCATTTGCCTTAAGACAGAAGCCCCAAGGTTCACTTGCAAGCCACTTTTCGGAGACTTGGCTTTGCCTTCCAGCGACAGCCCGTTTTCAAGCGCTGACCAATAAGTAACATTCTCGTAATCATTGCGACCATAATACCGATCAATCTGATCTCTGTTAAGTTCCACAAAGTGGCGGCGACCTCTGACCATAATATAAGGCATCGCAACCACTGCCTCTTTAACCTTCTTAACTTCTGCTACTTGTCCAAGCTTCTTGGCTGTGGGGTCAAACCCCACTAAGGAGCCTAATGACCTTGTGAGTGCGGGGATGCCTGACCGGGGCAAGAACTTGCCCGAAGGCACTGTTCGTGGTGATCCTACGGCATCTTGTATCTTGTGAAGATATTTTGCAGGATTACCCAAGCCAAATCCTTGCAGCGTCATAATGGGACTGCGAAGGTTCATGTCGGCAGTCCGGACATTAGCAATATGAACCGGGTTGGAATACCACATTTCAATCGGATCTATGATAAACTGTTCCGGAATACTCTTACCGCGATTGGCGTGGGATCCCGTACTGTTGGAGACCCAGCCAGCGGCGGTGGCGTCCCAACCTCTCATACCCAAAGGATAAATATCTTCAAGACTCCGGAGATGGTTGGTGCTATATGCGTTATCGGCGGCAAGACCCGGGAGAGTTCCGTCAGCATGGAAGCCCTGAACACCTGCTTTTTCGCCGCCGCCGCCGGTGCCTTGAGCAGTTAACGAGCCGCTACAATTTGCGGGAGAGTCGTTGCTGTCACCGGCATAGTAATAGTCGCTAGCCCATCTTTGGTATGAAGTTTCGCCGGCAGTAAAACCGCTGATCAAACGGTTGCCGTTCGGGAAGACAGGCGCCGTTCCGGAAAGCGGACCATCGATAATATGATCTGCAACAAGCTGGCGGTTGGCTGGGGTGTCTCCGCCGCCTTCGCCCCTTCTAGAATACGAGCCAGTATATCCACAAAGAATATCAGCCTTTCCTTGACCAACTGAACTGGAGACAACGTAGCTTGTATTAAAAGTGTTCGCAGGAATCTTTCCGCCGACCAGCGGTCCATAGTGTGCAGTGCCTTGGGCGCTATGGGTCAAGTGAAGGAGAGTGCCCGTAGAGAATGTTTTAACCTCATAGCCCAGCTTATTTGTATAGTACGGATGAGTGTTGTCATACGCATGGCTATAGAAACTAGCACCTAGGGCATCGCCAAAGGAACCTGTTCCAATGTTATTGGAGAAGTGAGGTTCTTCTGGAATAACGCCTCTCTTGTTCTTATGGAGCGGACTTCTGTATCCTGCTGCCAATGCAGCCACATCTACGTTCGGGTTGTTTGGCACAGAGTGCTCCCATTGGCTATAATAATTTCTGAATGGGATTGGTCCGCCTTCGTCATTGAAGGAGCCTGTCAGTTTTCCGATGCCCATTAAGCGCTGTCTGGCAGAGCTTGTGCCCGGGTAGCCTCGATTGAGATGGGTCTGCAAATCGATAGGAGAAGCGGCTTTGGTGGCGCCGCCGGCGAGATTGGGACCGCCTATGTGACCGTAGTTGAAGTTCGGCAGATTTTGATCAGTTGCTGCGTTGCCGGTGGTGATGTTGAATCCCGTAGCGGAGGACCATACTATGTTTGCGGAGCCGGCGTCGGTTACACCGGTGTCATTGCCTGCTTGTCCGCCTTTTACGGATCTTAAGATAATGCGGTCGGTCCCAAGACCATGCTGAGCATGGGCGGTAGCCTCGATTGTTGACCCTTGTAGCGTGTTAATACACAAGACTATAGCCGTTGCAACTACCTGATTGGATACGCCCGATCTGATAAATTGTCCGTTGGCGGCGTCGGTGGCATCTTTCGCGGTATATACTTGAGATGCGCCGGCGTAATCTGTAATCGTTATAGTCTGGTTCAACGCAGGGGGAGTAGGCGTGCCGTCAGGATCGCCATCAACTTGAAAACTTGCCATGGCATGTGTACTAGTGCTTCCGCCGGCGTGGGCTGAGCCGCTGATAATATTGGAACCGGTGACTTCGGCAGTAATATAGAAGCCTCGTTCATAACAAGGGGCGCTACCGGAGATGCCCGGGGCAACTGCTGAAGTTCTCGTAATCGGACAGCCCCAAGTTGTATCCAGAATCGTTCCGTCGTCTGCAGAGATAAGTTGCAAGTGGGTCATGTCTGCAATAATGCCAGCAAGCGAACCGGTTGACATCAGACGCCAGCGCATATATTGCTGTGCGCCGGAGTTGTCCTCTCGGGCTCCGGACCTTCCAGATACCATATCTGGGTTATCGATGGTTTGACGACTGACGATAAATGCGTCTGCAGAGCCCGAGAAAGAACCACTGAATCTATAGCCTTCGCCGGCGAGGAGAATGCCGTTAGTCTTGTTAACAATACTATTGGTAAACGTTCCTGAGATATGTCCGTCCCAATCTACTGCTCCATAATATTCTGTACTACCCGACTTCCAAGTTCTGAGGTTTGCGGTCGATCCGCAATTCCAATCCGGCGAGCCTGTGACTTGTAGCCATTTTGGATTTGCAATAGTCATCTCGGTGCCATGAAGGGTATACGGCTCTGGGATGTCTCCAATCTCTAAATAGATTCCCTGCGAGGCTGACGGGATTTCGCCGTACTGGTGCCACATTCCGATTGGTTCGCAAAGACCAGCATATCCATGATGATATCCGTTTCTCTCAACCAGACAAGAGCCAGAAGCAGAGCCAGAAAGTGTTGGCGCAGACTGGTTGTCCGTCAAGCCATACCCAAAGTGCAGGATTGGAGTCTCAAACTTAGTTTCGATAACCCAAGCAGAATTTCTAGTGCTTGTATCCAACGAATCGGAAACCGATAGCGGCTGACCGGTGAGAGCGTCGTAAGTAACTTCCTTGATTTGGGTTTTGCCCTTAATCTTAACTGCTGCGTCAACTTGCATTGCGTTAACGTTCATCGCATAGCCCTGCGGACCAACCGTACCCCAATCGCCGTAAGCGCCGGAAACATAGTCGAACTCGTATCTCAGGAAGTTAACAGTTGTATTCTCCCAGATATCATCAAGATAGTGCTTGCCTGTTCTGGTCGGCTTAAAGGTTACTAATGCCCATGCCTGCCCGTCGTAGTATGGAGGAGTGAACGGGGCATTGTATCCATTGGTGCTGTCCTTCATTCCATAAGTTGTGCCAATCCTGTCAGCTACCTTGCCAACTGTACCGGAGCCGGGAACGTGTGAGCCTGCGCCGGCGGCAAAGGACATAGACATCGGAGCCACAGAGCCAGTATACATATATTCAAGTTCTGGTTGGAAAGCATACCCGCCGGCGCATGGAGGACCAAAGGCGCTCGGGCGGCTGTACATTGTGATCGTTTCCGGCGCGATGATTTGTGGACGAGGATACTGTGATTCTTCCTTGGCATAATCTTGTCCATATGGGCTCTGATAGTCTGCAATTGGGTTACCGACTCCGAAGCCACCGTCGCTTGTCCATAGCCCGCCATCATCAGCCGCCTGAGAGTCACCGCCATCGGGGTCATAAGAGCCGGATGTGCTGCCGCCGAAGGCACCATATTCGACACCCTCAGTCAGCGCGCCGCCGAAGCCCCGTTGGTATCCGCGTGCCTCCATTCCGACCACATCTGTGTAATAGCAAGGCTCGTATTGTCCCAAGAAAGGCATGGTGCCACTTGGAGTCCCAGCGTGGGTCAGAGTTGGTATTGGCTTTAGAGGACCACGGTGGTTTGCCCAGTGGTTGCTGGAACTAGGAGTCGTAGACACTGCAACAGATTCTTGAGACTTCCAGACCTTGACCATCATTCTATATTCCGGAATGATCTGATCTCCGTTGTGTACAACTGCGCTGACTTGACCAAAGTTACCATCACTTTCAGGCAAAGAAGTAAACGACTGCATTTTTCCATCTGCGAGGAAGAAGCTGGGTACTTCTGCCAAGAAGTTATGCATCATCATCTTGTACAATGGATCACCTTGACCATTCCAAGAAGCAGTAACATTCATGGACGCACTCGGGTGAGGCTCCATATCAACCAGTGGAACGTTTGTAAGATATTTTTCTGGCTCCACCAAAGTTTCAAATGGGAGCCGGTTGTCGAAGTATTCGTTTAGAATCTGGTAGTTCCTGCCGCCGTCACGGTCAACCGATGAAGTGGTGGCTAGTTTTCTGTTCAGAACAGGATAATCTACGGCGATACCGGATTTGATTGTATTAAAGAGGATGCCGGGAGCCATGAAAGGACCGTAAAACGGGCGTTTTGCTGCTGCCGCATTTCGACCATGAGTTTCAAAACCACTGCTGTAACGCTTTCCAGATCCACCAACTCTCGGACTAGTGGGATCCACGATTTCATCAAGATTAAAGTCATATCCGCCTTTGTCCACGTCACTGTAGAACATTGCAGTTGTGAGAGTATGTGCGGTGTTAGTACCACCACCAGCGAAGTTGCTACCGATGTGGATGCCGGTACAGTTTTCAGACATTGTTCTGTTACCGTTGGAGCCGGCAAGAACGCTTATAATAGTAAGTTCTACATATGAGCCGGCAACATGGGATATGTAAGCGATGAGCGTGTTTTTATGATCGCCGCGTTCAATAGCGTGGCGGAACGCATTTGCTCGCTCGATTGCTCCAGCAACCGTAGTAGCGGTACTCATTTTTTCCCAGCCAACCGTGTCGGTGCCTACAGTGTTTGCTTGTGCCACCGTGTAGATTACTGTATTATTAGAATAATCAGCTATAGTGAGAGCTTGACCGACTGATGGTCCCGCGCTGTTGATAACAAACTGAAGTTTTGCGGCGGCGGCGCCGATAAGCATTGATCCATAGACTTGTCCTTCCGGAACTCTGTGCCATGGGTTAAATCCATACCACGGCAAGGCGCTCTTCGGCGGTCTAATTGAGCCCGAACTGTCTGCTCGAACAAAAGAAGACGGCTTATCATTAACACCCATATCGGATTTAAACGTAACATGTTCGTCGTAACTGTTAATAAACTGCTTGCAAAGGTCTACAGTGCGAAGCTGCGGGTAAAAGCCTTCATACGGCAGGAACTTGAGAACCGCATCACATGTCAGCGTTAGCTGATATGGCTCTGCAATGTCTGTGTGCTTGCTGCGAATCGCATCAAAGAGAGCCGGCTTTGCAGTAATAGCATAATCGGAAACAAAAGACGAGGTAACAGTACTGCCAATTTTGGCTGTGTGCGAGGAACCCGTCAGTGGTCCACCGGCAGAAGAACTTGGGTTGCCAATAAGAGAGAGCCATTCGCTATCTCTAGACTTAAAGCGACCCTGCTTGTCGAGAACAAAGAAGGGGATCCTGTCGCTAATGCGATATTCCGGAAGCACTTGTCTGTCTTGTGATTTTCCTCGCATTTCCTCAAACCAATCTGAATAGTTGGCATAGAATGGAGCCTTGCCAGACTGCTCTGGCGCCTTCCATTTCCAGTCGCTGACGTAAAGTCCCTCGACTGTGTGTCCGATTGATCTTGTGAGTTGCGAAACGATGCGATCACCCAGATCGTATGGCTTAGGCGCTATAGATGAAGTGTGCGGAATTGTGCAAAATTGATTAGAGTTGATCCCGTCAGCAATACTGTATTCGTCGTTGTCATCGCTGGTCGCGTATTCGTGGTTTATACCGGGAAACATGGGACTCAAGCCATCACCCTTACCATAAGACGAAGCGCCAGTAAGTTCTGATGTTTCTGAGGCGAAGTTGAACCTTCGACTGTAAGCCGCTTTGCCGGCAGACGGCGAACAATAACTGTCGCGTCCGACAAGCATGTGCGGTCTTGCATATGATGGTCCAAAAGCAATGTTTGACGCGGCGCAAACCACATAGCGCTCGGAAACCATGTACCCTGCCGGATCGACCCGGGTGTTTCCGATCATCTCAGCTATATTCTGATAGGAGTTGACGGATACCGTTGAAGACGAGACCACTGGAATCCGGGTGCTGTCAGCAATATTCGTGGGATCCCAGCCATATTTCATGCCATTATGGAACCATGTGAACTGATTTTGTAGAATTCCGGGGGCGCCAAACGTGTGTGCTTTTTCGATGGAGCGACCGCGCATGAAGCCTCTGTTGTGGCTCAGCGCATCTGAACCCGATGCCCTAAATTGTGCAGCCTCTAGCGATCCATCGACGCCTCCTGCTCTTGCGCCGAGCATATCCTTTCTGTCAGTTAGCGCAGTGCTGTTGCGTTCAAGGTTAATACTTCCTCCGTCCATTGGCCAAACGCTGGCAGAGTATTCGATATATTGAACGTTGTTTTCTTTTGACTCTTGGTTGTGGAAGACACTGTAAATCGTATCAGTTGTGCTCCAGTAATACGTCGATGCGTCTGGACCTAAGTGGAACCGAAAAGCCGTCCTAGGAGACCGGGGGTCACCGGTTTCGTCGAAATATGTCCTTCGACCAACTGGATCATAATCTACTAAGTGGGATTCGTCGTCAAGATGCTGCATTTCCGCGTCGTCGTCGGCTGCCCAAAAGCCTGCATCAAAACGGGCGCGGCTACGATAGCCGGCGCGACCAACATTTTTTGCTCTCGGGAAAATGGTTTCCCTGTATATTAAGCTTACTAATGTGTATGCATTGTCACCATTAATATCCGTCTTTTCCGTGTACATTTCATACAGATCATCAAACACGGTTCTTTCACTCTTATAGTTTAATAAACCTACATCTGTGTTAAGCTTGTTGATTGGGAAGTTTTTGAGATTGTTTTGATATGTACTCTTAACATAAAGCAGATCTTCGGTTGTAGAATAATGGGTACCTTCGGGTCCGCCCATAGTTCCCAAGCCCGGGCTGAAATGTGCCTCAGTAAAGTCGCCGACCTGAATGGTGGTGATCATCGACTTAGAGGACCGGTCTACAACTGGTACATAATAGTGATGGTGCGTTCTTTCTGCCGTGTTGATGTGACCTAAGCGCTTGAATGCCGCAACAGCATCCTTGCCTCGCATTCTACTCTTGTATCTGCGGCGACCAACAAAGCCCGGGGCGGGGTTTTCAACCCTGTCAGACTGAGGATCTACCAAAACATAGCGGTTGTTCTCGCGCATGGTTCTTGCAAGAATGTGCTCGCCGGTACGAATCTGCTTCCATGTCGGATATCCATACGGTCCATTGCGTTTCCACATCAAGCTATTGAAGATGCTGGCAACAGACTGGTTAATGGCATAATGCTGATGATCTGTGGAAGAGGGTGTAAAGTCTACATTCTCATGAGTAAACGTCCCTGCTGCGCCTGACCAGTACATGGGGGTCACGTCATAGCGAATCTTCTCGTTATCCCATAGATCCGGGCTGGTGCCATCGGAATCACCAACAAAAGCACCCTGAAGGTGGATTTTCTCGGAGTTGTGGATGGTGGGACCAATGCCGGAAACCGATTCGCGACCATCGTTGAACAAGAACGTGCCGTTAAGATAGTTATGCAAGCTGCCAATGCGAGAGCCATATGCAAATCCGCCGCGTCTATCGTTTGTGTTCGCGCCGATAACCTGCTTATCGTCTGCTGGCAAGATGCCGCCTGAAGCAAAGAAGCCCAAAGCGACAGCGCCTGAAGCGTCTGAGAGCCATGTGTTCTGCTCTTCGCGGAGATTTAGGTTGAGCGTCTGGACGTTTGGAATATCCTGATAGCCCAGAGACTTAGCGATACCAAAATATCGGAAGCCTCGGTCGTCGCTGTTGGCGTGAGTGTCCGTGTCGCCGATGGCACTTCCCGCATCGCTAGCACTGTTAAACAAGATCGGGTCAACCGGTCGAGAGCCGGTGAGTGTCGGGATGTTAAGAGACGATAGGTGGTACCCGTAACCTAACTGTGGAAGTGTTGAATCGCTGCCAGACGGCGCCAAAGACGCACTAATCCAAGCATACTGATAATCATTTTGCGGGATTGGGCGAGTTACATAGTCGTTATCGTAACGCCACCTATCGACAACAGCGGGAAGCGCGCCGGCGCCCATTTGAGTATCCCCCCATGAAGTGCCCTGTTCGCCGACTGCGGCGCCTCCGTCAACAGTAAACCAAGTCCCAAGCTCGTTACGGGCTTCTGCGGCGTTGCTCCAATCAATAGAGTTGGCTAAAGTCCCGCTCAAGGCGTAAGTCAGAATGATAACTTGATAGTAGTTTGACGATCTGTTAGTGTAGTCTGAGACACCAAAGCCTGTTGTGCCCTTGATCGCATTTCCAAGTGCAGTTATATTTGCAGCACTATCAGCGATTGCAGAGGCTGTAGTGTGAATACCAATGAGATATGGATCAGCCGCTGTACCCGCTTTTGTAAGGTCGGTAACATCAACGCCGGTGTCGTCAACGCTGTTTTTCCATTGATAATGGTGTGATGAGCCGGTGGCATCTTGAATAATAACTGTGGAGCCGGCGGTGGGTAGTGTTGAGTATAGGTTACCAATAGCGACCTTTCTTGCTACCGAAGTAGGATCTAAATCTGCCTCTTCATCGCTGCGACCGCTGCGGAATCCAAAACTCGGGTTTCTGTTGACCTTGTGCCATGATGCCTGCGTATCGTAAGTACCGGCAGTTGCACCACTTGTGACAGTCGGCAAGCCGAACCTGCCCATGGGAAGGCGACGGAGTGACTGCAATCCCAATCGTGGGTGTGCAGCCATATCGTGGGTGCTTGCGCTAATGTTGTATTGCTCACCGCTTGAAGAGCCTAAGACTTCAAGGTTCCGCCATGGGTATGCGTTGTATACAGAATATTCTTCTGCCGCGAGGTCAAGGAATCCCTTGGATTGGTTTCTTGGACCGCCGGGAGCAGAGAACCTGTTTGCGAAAATTGTATCTAAGTTAGTGCTGGAAGACGCTCTATTCTGAACTTCAAAATCCATATAAACGTGTTGATCATCAGTGCCAGCGCCGCCACCCTTAATCGCAGAAACAATAACTCTTGCGCCGTCTGCAACTGAGGCTGAAGAGTGGGGATCTGCTAAATAGTTATATACAAAGACATCTGTGTTGTCTGTAGAAGAAAGGTGTTGGGGATCGCCGGTCGTGCTGTTTGGCAAGAATGAGTGGCGCTGAGTCAAGAAAGTCTCGACATGTGTGGTCGCCGGAAGTTCTACAATGTTGGTTGGCGTAGTGGCGCTCCATGACGCGCTGACGCCTGCAGTGTTGACATTGCCGCTAACTTCTGCGAACGAACCTGTCTGCAAAATATTGCGAACCGATTGGTTGTCTCTTAGGAACGGCTTCTGCACAGAACGTCCGACTGTGTGGACGACCTCGTAGTTCTTTCTGTAGTTCCCAATGATCGTTCTTGCGGAACCGGTAGCAATCTGGTTATGGTAGTCAATAACCCAAGTGTCAGCAGTACCAGTGGCAGGTGTGAGAGGCTGAGTGTTATAAGCAAACTGAGTTGCGACGGTAGAGTTCTGGGCTGCCGTAAGGTTATAAATGCCGTACAGTGCATCGTCCTCCCATCTGGTGCCTAGGCGGTCTGTGTCGTATTCGTTGCGCCCGTCATAGAACAATACAGAGTTCTTGCCCTGACTTGTCAGAGAATGATCGCTGCTGTGATCACCCATTCTCCACCATGCCAACAGGCTACCAGTATCAGACTGATAAGCCAGAGTCCTCACCACGAATGGCGGACCTCCAGAAGCGGTGTTGGGGTGTGAATAGTAACCCCCGTTGCCCATTAGTTCTCGGACTTCGCCTTGTGATAGCGGTCGATTCCAAATGGTAATGTCGTCTATTGAGCCACTAAACTCATATGATGCTGGAGCGCTGATATTTCCGCCGATTACGACTGCCGGGGCGATATTAAGCGCATTATTTGAACTGTCTTTGCGGAAGGCGTGTGAAGAAGTCATTTCAATGACAAACTTGGCGGGTGCGATGTTGGTCGTTACAGTCTGCTCCGTACCGTTAAGATAGACTTTCGGCTTCGCGTCGGTGTCAATCTCAAAGCCGTCTGAGCCGGAAGTACCGCCCTGAGTCGCATCGTAAGTAACTGCTAAGTGCCACCAGCCCTCATTGTCTGTAAGATATGAGCCGCTTTCATCACTGTTAAGTGTCATTGAGCCTGTGGCTGTAACCCACTGAGCGTGGCGACCATATGTCGTTTGTCCTTGTTCCTGCAGAGCATCGGAAGTTGTTGGCAGCCGAATCGACAAGAAGTCGTTAGCCGTTTTGTCGATTGTCCAGCCGCCATATTCGCCGCTAGGTCCATATTTAGCACTGCCCATAGTGATGAGGCGGCGGTTTGTGCCGTCATCCTTCATCCACAGCCATGTAGAGTACGTGAACTTGGCATTGCTGCCTGAGAAGTAGAATGGGTTGCTAGAGTAGTCAGGAGTCTCCGAGTGAACATGCCGCACTGTGTTGGTGACAGCGGTGTATGGTCCGTAGATGGATGCGCTGACATAAAGAACATCACCAGCCGCATCTCCGGAGGCTGGCCAAGTAACACCCTTTGAGTTGCCAGCGTAAATGTTTACAACCTTGTGGCGACCAACGTTTTGTGTTTCTGGGTAAAGATAATAATCTCCCGCAGAAGCCGTCTTCATCTGAATGTTTCTGATGTTAACTGGTCTCTTCGCGGTTTCATCGCGATAGTATCTACCGCCAATCGGTCGCCAGTTAGTAGCGTCACCTTGCGCGAAAGGATAAGGACCATGTGGGTATGGATAGTCTGGACCAACCAAACCAACGCCACCAGAAGTTGCGTCAATAACACCGTCTGAATAACTCATAGCCGTGCTTATGAGCATCAAGAAACCTTCTTCTCGATTTTGAATTGTGTGCGTTCCGTCGTTAACGTCGGCGTGTCGGTACCTTCGACCTCCAACATACTTTTCAGTAAACGGACCCTGCAGAGGTAGTTCCTTGTCTTCGCCGTATGTGTCTGTGTGAAGGTTAACTAAGTTAACACCTCGACCGAGACCACCAACCTTCGTAGTTATCTGTGATGGCGGGTCGAAATAAGCTTGCCCAATCTTGTGAGTGTAAGTCCCATCAGAGCTAGTGCTGGTGATTGCTATGCCAGTGCCAGTGTATACAGTTAACTCTTGATTGATTAATGCGGTGTAGCCTGCGTTAACATCCTCGGTGCTAGAAGAAATAACGTTAAAGGGCATGACCAAGTTACCACGGAATGTGGTGTATGACCCGGATCCCCAGTCTGGAGTATAAGCTCCGCCGGCAACATATTGCCCACCAGCGTTTGACTTGAAAGTTTCCCAGCCATCAATAACCTTATAACCTTCTCGTTTTACAACGCCACCGTATGAACTGGATGTGGGAGTATCACAGTTGGGAAGACTTGCGCTCGGTGATGCGTCCTTGTCCATGTCCTTCGCCAGCAAATAGCCAAGTGGGAAACCACCATAGATATGATAATCAAGGGGTCTTGGAGAGAACGGTACTGTAGCCGGATAAACATAATCCAACTTCTTAATGTCATCGTAGTTGATACCACCATGAATGATGGTGCTTCTGTGTACAGAATATTTATAAGGAGTCGTGTACTGTCTATTAAATGTTTGTGCGCTGGCACTAAAGATGCCGGTGCGAGAAGCTAACGTACCAGAGTGGTGCAAATCATTAGCGCTGCCGCTTGTCGCACGCAAAGCAGTCGCAGCTAGAATCGGATGTTCACGATCTGCTCGGCGACTCCACCATAAGCAGTTCTCGTTGTCGTCCATCATCTCAGCAGAGCCGGTTGAACCTACTTCAACTGAACTGATCGAGTGGATATCCCTCGGAAGAGGGGCACGACCACGTTGGTAATCGTACAAAAGTTTATTAATACCTTCGGCGCCTGCAATCGGAGGATCACCGTGGAATTCCATTGAAGGGAACTTGGTCTGGTATTTGTTTCTTTCCAGAATATGGCTCTCGACCATCGTTCTCAAGCCTTCAGAAGAGTAGGCGGAGGCAGGCATAAGCTGCTCTAAGAACCTACTGACAGCGCCATCAACCCATTTGTAGTAGTCAACGTATTTGTCCAAGTCAGGAGTGTTGCCAATCCTTTCAAAGAACAGTTGACGAAGTTTCGCCAAGTCCTTATATTCGTGTCGGTATCGGTTAACCGGCTCGCCGATGAGGTTGTCGAAGTCCTTAAGTGTGGCGAACATATTGATCATTTCTTCCGAAATGGTCTGGTACATGCTCTTTTCGAGCGCGTAAACAACCTTTGATGGTCGTGTCTCTCTGGTGAAGAACTCATCGTCACGTCTGCGAATCTCGACCATATCGCTGCTGTACAGATATTCTGGTAAGACCATCTTAGCAGTAGGGATGTATCGCGTGTTAACAACGTTCGTCTTGTTGTCCAAGAAGAAATCACCGATACCTAGGTGCTGCATTCTGACTTGTGGGCTGAACTCTTCCTTGTATCGGTCGCCGTGGTCCGCTGATCCGGAAGACATATCATGCACAATGAACTGTGCATCTTGAGTGTTTAGTGCGGTGGTCGGGCTGTCTCCGGATCCAGTGACATTATCAAAGTTCCAGTGAAGCGCCAAAGTCGCAAGTTGTGGCACATAAACGCCACTCATCGCAGACTGATATACAAATGCATTTTCGTATGGGCTGGTGGTACCGTAGTTGCTCTCGTCCATCGCGTGTGCAAGAACGACATTATCCGGTATATAACTCATCCAATAACGGAGATTTCCGACATCAACGTTGGAATAATGAAGAACAGTTGAGCTAGTAAAGTCTTGGTGTAGGGCGCCGGCGTAACATCGTTTGGACGAAGACAAGAAAGTTTTACCAACTGCTTCTGATACGGTAGTGGAAACACTAAACTCGTTTTGTACCAAATCGGTGAACATGTTAACGCCGTAGAACTCAACATCAAACGAGTTATCAAGACCGGCATTAAAGCTGGTTGCAGTGACAGTTGTGACGCCACTCATATCAATAGACGTATTCCCTGCAGTACCATGGGCTGCTTGGGTGAGTGTTATTCGCAATGGACCGGTTTGTTCAGTCGCGGCGATTGCAACATCGGATGCGTTGATAGCATCTCTAATTCTTTCTCCTACTGATGCGGCACTACCTAGAGCACCATTAACACCAATGATTACATTATCTCCATCTTTGGTGCCATCTACGGTTGTGACAGCGCGCTTAAATATAAAACCTACTGCAAGTCCTGCAGCATCTGTAAGGGTAAAAGTCTCACCGGTGAGCGGTCCACCCGTAGTGGTGATTGCTGCTGTTGCGGCACTAGAAGATCCGCTAACTTGATCTTGCCATGGGTATTTCGAGGGCTTGACTCTGACTGCAAAGTTCCATCTCGTATCGTCATAAATGTCTTCATAATATGAAGAGGTCAGCACGCCCAAGTTGGATGAAGATAGTTGGAAGTATGCTCTCTTAGATTCTAACCTGTCCTTGATTGCCATAACGCGGAGGTCTACGCCGTCGTCGGTTGGGAACCTAGTATCAGTGGTGCTCTCAACCGTGCCCATGGCGCCAAACAAAGATGCAGTAAAGAATGAGTCTTGGAACCATGTAGTGCTATCAGTTGGTTCGTCCTTCAGCGGGAAGAAGACTTCGCACTCGATGGTCTGCGGGTTGTATGCACCAAAGGCGCTGCCGCTAGCAGAGCCTGTAATATAAGCTGCTGCATGAGGGTTGTCATATACACCGTCTACAGACATAGACATCGCTTGATAAACCGTTCCTTGGAAGCGGTCTGGATGTGAGAAACTTACATAGTTTGTCTTATTCGATGTACTGCGCCGGTTATCTTTGAACACATAATCCGATTGGTCAGAGTATACATTAAGCTTTACGAGTTCATCATCAACTCCGAAGCACCGTAACATATTGCGGAAAGACTTCTCGGTTCCTTTTGACTTGAAAATGTAGAGCAAGTTGGCGTAGATATTGGTGTAAATCTGATTTCGAGTATCTGCCAATGTCTCAGCATATTCTTTCTTTTCGTTGCGATGTAGGAAGTTCTCAATGAATTCTGCTTCTTGCAGCAGTTCCGGTGTTGCGATTCCAAATTGTGAAACAAGCTTGTCTGCGAATGGGATGGGCTTGTAGCTAGCCGAATGTGCATTCTGGGTGTAAGCTGTCGAATATCGTTCTTTAATCTTACCCATCGCTTCAATCTGCAGATGCAGTTTATCGAAGTAGCTACCCATAATCTGAGTCAATTCACTCAGTGTTTCAGATTCCTCGGCGCCTTCTTCAGATGTCCAAGACGGGAAACCAGCAGCTATTTTAGAAGGATTAAGGTTATCATGCGTAGAGCCGGATGCGGCTAACTCGCCACGGAGACCAGAAACTTCTGGGTGTGCTCTGTAGATAATTGGATCGTGGAACTCATAGCCATTGTGACTACCAGAGGTCATAGCAGAGCCAGTATTTCTAACCTCTGCTACACCACCACGCCACCAACCATTTGAGATTCGACCAGAATAGTCCAGAACCGTTGCATCACGGCTAGCCGTATGCATAACACCTTCGTTGAACTTATAATAAACTCCGAGACCAACGTTGGATAGATCAGTGTTGGTTCCGCCGGCGATCTGAGTGTGCCAGTATCTTCCAATCTGCTTGGCATCACGGACAAGCTTCCAATAACGAAACTCGTCCAGTGAAGCTGAAAGCTTTGCTCCGCCCTTGGCAATCGTTGTCGTATCGTAATACCCTGTGGCGCCGGAGGGTGGAGCACGTAGGGCGCCCAAGTTTGCGGTAATGGAGCCGGTGACTCGACCTAAGGCTGCAGAACCCAGCTTTGAAGAACCGCTGACTTGTCCGTTGACAAACAATCTTGCGTTAACGCCGTCATCGTCCGGATCATTCTTAAGAGTAATAGCATAATGTTTCCAAACACCGTCAGCAACATCTGATGGGGTGATGGTCGCGATGGGCTGATTGATGAATCCCGACGTACCTGATTGGGCTGTCAACCTGATGGCTGAGCCTGCATCGGCGCCGCCCGTAAGCTCGATCATTAATCGACCATAGCCGGCTGAAGATGAGTTCTCGTTGTTCCAAAGGTCGAAGATTACTTCGCGTTCGGTCTTGCTAGTATAGAAATCATTTTTAAGGAGCCAGAACTCAACGGTTACGCCTGTCCGGAGGTCAAACTCCATGTTGTATTCTCTGGCTGAGCCTGAGTCATAAACATTGGAAAATGTGAAAAGCTTTTTTGAGCTTACATCGTGAGTCTCAAACGTACGATCAGCCGAACCGGTGTGAGGACCAGCCTTAATCTCGATGTACTCAAGGATATTATTGCTGGTAGTGTCTGGCATACCATAGCCGCCAACAGTCTCGTCCGAAGAACTGACCATGCTGAGCCAGTCGCCTGAACCAGAGGTGGTACCAAGAGAAACATAACCTGTTGATTTCGGGTATCGATTCTCGAATATCCAACGATCTAGATAAGAAGACGAGTTTTGAAACTCTACCTTTTCTGCGCGGGATCCGTCGTAAGGATAAGTGTTTGTGATCCGCTCGATACTGTCAGTATAATATTTCTCAGCAGAGCCGTATCTGGCGAAGTTAGAGGCAGTCGAAAAATCCACTGAGGGTACAAAGGTATTCTTATCAACAATATATGCTTCTACATACGCCTCAGACTCGGCTTCATATGATACCTTGTCAGCGCTGCTGGATTGTGTTGTTTTTGTACTCTCAAATAAATCTTTAAGACTCATGTTTCTCTACTCTGAACTTAAACGCCTCTGGTTGCTCCACATAAGAGCTGAGTGCGCCGTTATAATATGCGAATTGGATAGCGTATCCATAGCCCGGTTCTAGTAGTTCCATGTCCAAGTCAAAATAGTTGCCTGAGACATCGAATGATAACTGTGTTTCCATGGTGCTACCGGTGCCGTGAGGGATTACTACATAATCGTCTGTAATTCTGTAAATCTTGAAGGAGCCACTGTCAATACTCAAATTGGGGATTGTAGCGGTTGCCTTAGAATAAATAGATGGGCTCCAACCTTTTTCGCGAACGAAAAGCCTGAATCTAGCTGTTTCATCTGGGTGGTAAGTCGCCTTAAGGTTAGTAATCTTTGTTACATGTATGGGCGTGGGATTGTAGTCGGAAGCTTCCAGCAGTTCTGGGTAGATGGAGCCTGTATGCCATTGGGTGCCATCGACCTCCCCTGTACACCAAACATCGAACAATCTATTTACAGGAGTTGATGCTGCAGTCATGCAGACATCCACACTATAGACGCCTGTTGAGACCCAACTTCCAGTAGCTGGAGTGGATGAGGACATCTCGTCGGACACGGATACTTGAATCAAAGAATTGGTTGCCGGCTGGGAGTTGTCTGCAGAGCCAGAGTACATATGAACATATACGCTTCCAGTGCCGCCAGCCTCTCCGTGAGACGCGCTCACTTGAGGCAAGTTCTTTAACTGCCCTCTGACATAGTTGTATAAAAAGAGCGTATTTTTATTATCGTCTGCCTCTGCCAAAGAACTACTGTAGAAGAAGTTTGCTCTGTCGTCCTTGTCGGCAGAATCCCAGCGAGCCTCGATAACGGGGCGCTTATAAAAGTACTGGCTTGACCTTGCAAAGAACTTTTTGCTGTAATAGGAGCTAGATGCGACTTCGTGGCTAGAGGATAGCATGACTCCGACACCATAGTTTGTGTAAGTGTCGGCTAGCCAGTACTCAACCATGCCTGTAATATCAACTTCCAAGTCTTCCGTGCCATCGATGAAGTTGGTAGAGTAGACCAAGCTGGTTTGATAGTCGCCGCCGGGGGCTGTCCAAGCTGTCACGCCGCTGGACTGGCTTTGTGCCGCAGTCCAGTTGGCATATCCATAATCGGTATAAGAGTCTGCGTCGATGCCGGTGCCTTCATCCCAGTTTCTAGAGATCGCTTTAACCATTAAAGTGAAGTTTGTAGGCACCGTAAAGGGATGAACCGCATTAAACATACGCAAGTAAAATGAAACGTTTCCGCTAGCAGGTAATGAGCCGCCGGAGCGGTCTGAAGTGATGTTGTCTGTTGGGAACTTGACCAATAGGCGAGAGTTCTCGGAAGATGTTCCCTGCGCTTGTCCATAAATATGAAAGATCTCCATACTGTCTGCTGCGCCCATGTTTGAGCCAGTCGCATGTGAGGTCATGTTTGCCTTGAAAGCATTCGTGATAGTCGTGTCTGCAAACGCAGTATATCTTTTAATGCCCATTAGACTGTAACTCCCTTGATATCTTCAAACAAATACTTGATCTCCAGAACAACATTCTCGGGTGTCACCAAGAAGCGACCGTCTGGGGTCTTTTGCTTCTCAAAGTCGAAACGAACGTCGGAGTATTTATCGCCGATCTTTTTAGTAACATCAACATCAACAACATCCGAAACTCCATCGATTCTGCCAAGAGTGCGATAGACTTCTGTAATCTCCAAAGGCTCGCCAATATCATGCTTGTGGCGATACCGGCGCCTCAGAACTTTTGAGCACTTTGAGAGGACATCATATTTGTTCTTGCCCGCTTCAACAACGATGGCATATTCAATACCAAAATTCACAATCTTTGCATCCAAAATGTCAATAGTATCATTAATCATTCTATTCTCATTTAGCCAAACTTTCAAATTGTTTTTCAATGCTCCGTTGGCGGGAACAAATCGGCGCCTTTCATCCTCGGAAATAATGTAAATATTAAGGTTTCTCTTGAACGAATCTGTGTCCTGTAAAACGTTGCAGCGAGTAATCGCTCCGAACTGCGGGGGCATAGAATAGATCAGGGCTTGGTAGTCCTTTTTCGTTACTGCGCGGTTTTGAGTCGCATAGTTATCGATGGTTAAACGACGGATTTCGTCTACGCTTGGGAGCGAAACATCACCGACAACGCGCTCATCATTTGAACATTCAAACGAGCCTTTAATATCATTAACTTTGGTCTCGCTCAAAGAGGCGCGATTGGCAAATTTAACTTTAAGATTCTTAATCTGAGTAACTGAGTTCGGGGCAGCGGTTGGACTACTAGTCGTGTTAACTCTATATTGTACTTTAAGAGAAGTGTTAGAAGGTCCAACGCCGAACTTATCACTCTTGATAAGATTGGTTGGATCAAACGAAGTGTCTGTGATATAGTTTCTGGCGTGGAGATCCATGACAACGTTTGCTGGGTCTAATAAGTCTCCAGTAACGGAGCCGGCTTTGAGTTCACTCTCAGAGCCGTAGCCAAATACAAGGTATGTTCTTAGTTGGTCTCTTTCCACTACAAAGCGACGTGGAACTGCAAAAGGTTTCATAATCGCCTGAACATTGTTGCGGTGAACTCCTAGATTCGGCACTTCTCGATATACCACGTCTTGTGACAAGTAGTCTACCTCATAATAGTCATGACCTTCTGTGTCACGAACCCGAAGGATTTCTGCTACGTTGTTACCAACCAACTCGATTCTACGGAACTTTTTAAAGCCGTCAATGTTTATTTCTTGACGTGCGATGACCCCAGATACAATACTTCCTCTGGCGCGTACGACGTAATAGGTAGGGGCGCCGTTCTCATCAACGCGACCGACGACAACTTCGTTTGACGAGTGAGCGAAGTCCACATCCTGAGTTAGCACAAACCCATCGCCACCCTTTGAACCGAACTGGCTACCCTTCAAAGCGATAGGGAGGTAAGATGTGTCCGGACCCAGACCAGTTGTAGCGGCAGGGCAAAGACAGTATAATGTAATAATGCCATATGTGCTCGGCTTTCCTTTAAACTTGTAACCTAGTTGGCGGCTCAATCGAATAACATTATTGTATTCGAGAGCACTGTCAAGGAACATCTCGTTAACTGAGAAGTCCAAGTAGAAGGATAATACGTCACCAACATAGGCAACGCTATCCAGAATCATTGCACCAAAAGATGCCTCACTAAAGTCCTTGTATGTATCAGGATAGTAGCGCTTGGCATAATCTGTTAGCTCTGCCTTAATGCTGCCAAAATCTCTCGCGGTATACTTGATTGGAACCTGTTTGCTCTCGTCATCCCATTTTGCCATTTATATGTATCTCCTGCAAATAATAAGTAGTTTCTTTCTCAACTTACTGACACTTCAAGCTCGCTGCGACGATTCAAGGGTTTGATGTTGAAAATAATTTTAATCTGAATAGTATTATCCGGCACTGTGTCGTGCCCCAAGCCTTGGGAAGCGAACTTAATATCTAGTATTTCTAAATACGGTAGCCAGCGACCGGCTTGTTTATAAATTATGCCTGAAAGTGTGCCGTAAGTAGAAGGGTGATCCACTTCAAAGAGGAATCTCCTTACGCCGCAACCGAAGTCAGGAATCATTATCCTTTCCCCGGGCGAAGTCAGTAAAAGCATTTTCAAGTTTTGAACCACTAGATCATGATAATTCTTGTTAAGTTTGATTCCGTCTTTAGAATCAATAGTCAGCGGTGCTACTGGTGATAGTCCTTCTGCCATTATTCATCAGCCTCCCCTTCGTCGGGATTGCAATCTGCGTCCTCGCCGGTCCCATCGGGTGGTGGTGGTACCATGACGCCAGACTTACCCATTCGCATGTTGTGTTTTTCCATTGGGGTCAGTGCTCCTAAAGCTAAGTATGCTAAGCCAAGCGGGGTAATCGGTGGTCCGATGCCCGGTCCAAACGGCGGAGGTGGAATCAAGTTGAAGGGCAAAGCCATCAAAGTTGATGGAAACTTCTTGATTGCTCCTTGGTCGCCATCAGCAGCTACTCTAATTAGTTTCGCAATCATGATATTCGGATCTATTGCTTCACATATTCCCTTAAAAAGCATAGGAATTGTATTTAATGCCATTTTAATCGGCAAGGGCAAGCCACCGCCATCGGTATCTGTGTTGACTGAGGCAATCTCCATTGACGTTGATTGGCTCGATGCATCGAAGGAGAAGCCATCGCCACCGGTGCCGATATCATGATACAGGGTCCAAAAAAGATTACGACATTCTTCCTTTGTAGAGGCGAAAGACATGTCGATTCCCGGGACGCTCACTTCTGTCATCATTGCGCTGTAGTTCCACAAGTTTGTAATAATATCATTTTGGCGGAAGCATTTCCTGAATAGGAAGTTCCAGTCATCTTCTTTCCTTAGTTTCTTTTTCAAATCCTTCAGCTTGTTGTCTAATGCAACCTCAGCGTTTGTCCATGGTGTTTCATACGACGCGACCATGGCAGCGATTGCCTCATAGTCTGGCGGGGTTGCTGTGATTGCGTCTCTATATCCTGTAGCCATGGCTTCCAAATCTGAAACTGCTGAAACTGCAGCGCGGGCTGCTCTCTCTAGACATTCCACGTCCCAAGGCTCACATTCCATGGCAGAGTCGGCAGCATCCATAGTGTCTCCCAAAGTCTCTTCAAGAGCGGCAGTGATGGGGTTCCCCGCAGAAATCGTTGTTTCCACCAAAGGAATCGATATATTGTAAAAACGCTCTTGGAACGTACGAATAGCAGTTACATCTACCATTTCTGTTGTATCCTCTGCTTCTTCCTCGATCGCAGTTCCAGAGTCCGTTTCGCTAGAAGCTTCGGAATCTTCGCTTGCTGTGGTGGACGGCATAGGAACGCTGGCGTTCTCCTCGACGTTAAAGTTGACCCCTTCCAACTGCAGAAACGAACCTTGTGTTCTCGATATATCAGGGATCATCATGTCTCCAGTCGTTCCGAACATAGAGTTGAGTAATGTGACCATAGACTTCGATGCATCACCGCCCTCAACAAGATTGTTACCATCCTTGCCATTGGTCGGGTACATATAACTGAGCCGTAATCCGTAATGAGCTTCGGTTATTGTATACGCTGTCAAAGCTGCAATAGCCATCATATCAGGCGTATCCGTGCTCACAGCAGCAATCAGCCTCTCAAGGAATTCTTGGAAGTTGCCGGGATGCCAGTATTCATCTCCAACTTTAATAAACTTTTCTAGATAAAGACCGCCGCGAACCTCCGTTGTTGTCGGGTGGGATATCGGTGTAAAGTAAACAGCGTGTCCCGGGTAATGCCAGTTATTTGTGAGACTATAATAGACACTGTTAACCGTGTTTGAGCCGAATAAGGATGTTGTAGCATCTTCCGGGCTGATCTGTTGCCAGCGCGCTTCAAGGGTTATTGTGGCACCAGTAGGTAAGCCAGTGTCCGGATCGGTCTCTGGAAGTCCAGTTTCTGGATCCATTACTTGCGTTTCGCCACCGACGTATTGTAAGTCTGTGCTGCTGAAGTCTGTTGCCGTAAAGCTGAACATCCTTGGCAGCGGAATGTTATCCGGAAGGAATGGGCTGATTCTCTCTCCCGCATTGATTGATGTCACATCCATCGGAGTCCAGATCAGGGTCTCTGGTGGCGTGTCCGTGTCTTCTTCCGATGTACCACTTTCAGGTGCTTCAGGATCTGCTGGGGCAGGTGCTGGACCGCTATAATATGTTTGGAAGCCATCGGTTGCGACTTCAGGTCTCGGATTCATAAGCAGCGTGGTCAGCAAATCAGCTTGAGAGAGCATGCCAGATACATCCATATCGTCTGGAATGGGATACTCAGGCAGAGGGAGGACGGTTAGCCAGTCCTTCTGCATGCGCTTGGCGAGGTTTGGCGTAGAAGTTCCAAACTTTTCATTAAGGATTGGTGCCACGCTCACAAGATGTTTTTTAATCAGATACATCAGTCCATCTAAGCTATCGCAATCTGTTATCTCTTCGCCGGTCATAGGGTCGGTCAGTGGTTCGTCTTTACACTTGGCAGCTTCGCACATGGACCGAACATTTTCTTGAAGCTGTTCCATGAACGTTGCTGCGTAATTCGGGTCAAGCATATTCATTTCTTTATCAATCTTATCGGCAATCTGCTGCAAGAACACAGTATCAAAATCTTTTACATCGTATTCGGATAGCGGAAAAATGGAGCGAAGAAGCGCATCAATAACGTATACTCGAACGGTGACCTCAACACAGCCCATCAGTCCCGCCTGCTTGAGAGCATTTTTGCCTGTCTCTTTTTCCTTTACCGGATCAACGCATGCCTGCATGAAAGCATCCTTGGTCGGCTTCTTTGCTGTATTCTCTAAGTCTAGAACACTCTTTGGCTTCTCGCCGCAAGAGTCGCGTGGTGACATGCTCGATGGCTCAATCTCCACCAACTTTAATGTTTCTGTGTCGAACAAATCTGTGTATGTAAGTTGAATCCCGGCACTTTGTATTACCTGACCGATGATCTGCTGATAAACCTCTTTGAACCCGAAGCCCATGGGGGCGCCTTTGCTATCGAACCCAGTGTTCGCCCAAGAAGCCAGAGATGTTACATCGACTCCTTCAACCACATTCGGGTGTTTAATAAACTTATCACGTACAAACTGCCTAAACAACTGATAGTGGACAGGAAGACCTGCTTCCCAATCAACACCAGCGGGACTAGTTTCTTCTTCAGCCACGATTTCGTCCGGAGGATCGCAGTCCTTCCCAAGTGGTGTCATCGAAGTTGAAGGAATGGTTGTCGTCGTTGTCGCCTTCGGGTTCCGTTTATCAGCGTCCTCTTGTGTCATTGGCTCTAACGACCAAGTGACAGTTGGCCAAGCATCGCCCAAGGGGGTCTCAGCGGTACCGCCGTATTGGAAATTCCATGAGAACTGTTTGTTCTCTGTGTCCCATGTATCGCTAACATAATCATAGCGTCTTAAAGAGTTATAAAGCACAGGGACTACAGAGCTACTGTTGCGAGTCTGCAGAACATGGATGTCATCTTGGAATAGTTTTTTCCAATCTTTAGTTTCCGAGATTCCTCGTACAATATCGATCTTATCCTTATATTTGCCAGAGCCCCATTCGGTGCCGTCTGATTTTACTAGAGGATTCCCTTGCGCGAATAGCTGCTCAGCGAATCGACTGATGCCGGCATCGCCGCCGCCCATATGAGTACCGGCTGCTTCCCAGAAAGGAATCGCTTCTTTGAGAACGGTGCCGGAAACCAGCATCTCTGGGTACATATCCGATTCCATCTTGAACATGAGATTGATTGGCTCATACATAAGATTTGTTGCCATTTCATTCATAAAGTTTAATGTCGGGATCTCGCTGTCTACTGGGAACAGGGATGGTTTGGGTGGGTCTTCGCCCGGGCAGCGTTCTTCGCAGTTCTTTTCTGGCCACATGGAGGGCACAATCGTTCCGCCATGACCATCGCCACCTAATGGATTAAACGGAGACATCAATTGTGAAAAATATTCGAGGGCTTCAACCTTGGCTAGCACCGCTTCATCAAATGCTTCTTTTGCCTCTTCTTCGGTACCCGGGTGATTCTTGAGGAACATATCACGCCAATACGGTTCGGTATTGCAACATAACACTCTCAAATCTTTAACTGCTTGGAATCTGGGGAACTCAATCCTTGCCAGAATGTGCGGCTTGATCTTCTCACCTAAGACTTCAAAAGTATCCGCGACCTTTGAGCAGTCGTCAAAAACAGTCATCATCCATGGACAGCCATCTCGCATGGTCTCTTCAATGTGGCTACATGTAGAAGGGGCGATCATGCCGCCAACTAACGCCTTGACTTCGTTCCTGTTAAGTTTTTTACTAATCATTCCAACTAGTTCAACCGGAGTACATGGTGGGTCGTCTTCGTCAAGTTCATATGGCTCGCCGCAACCCATTGTAATCTCTACGGTGGTATCAGTTGTAGTTATAATCTTTCCGTTTTCATCAACACCCATCTCATTGAAAGCCGCGTTGATAGCGTCTAACGCACCCAACTCACCCAAGCTTTCCGAAAGCATGTCGAGAATGTCAGCATCGCCGAAGCCTCCTGATGCAGCGTCTTCAAGCAGAGAACGAAGGACTGACTTACCCATTTCAACGAGGGCTTGCTCGATGGCGCCCTTAACACTGTCCTGCATGCCCTTGAACATCATTCCCATCAAGTCACCTGTTGGAATGTTATCCGGCAGAGTGATTGTTGGAATCTCAAACTTTTCAGCCATGCCAGCAACAGAGCCGCCACTTAAGCCGCCGCCAGTTGAACCGGGACCGCCACCGGGCATGCCGCCGCCCGGGAGTGCAGTAGAGGGAGCCTCAACTGAGCCTCCGCCTCCGCCTCCAGCAGAGCCTCCGCCACCGCCAAAGCCGCCACCGCCTCCAAAACCTCCGCCGCCGCCCATGCTTGGCAAGGACGGAACATTCAGTTCTGGCATGGAGGGTGCTGCAGCCATAAGCGCGTCAATCTTAATCTGGATTGCTGGAATCTCGGAGATCATTGCAGGAGTTAGGTCGCCGGCGGACATTGCAATCTTAAGAATATCAGCTAGCTGCTCGATCATCGGGTTCAGTCCAAGCTTGTCAATAATAAATCTGAACAGAGCTAACATGATTTTCTTGGCATCTACGCCGTTGCCTTCGCCGCCGGGGATGGAATCCATATTAAGAAGGTTTTGTGAGAAGCCATCAAGCTCACCAAGAGCGCCAGAGACGGTGGGGAGGTTCCCGAACATTAAGTCGAACAATGTTTCAAAAAGCTGCGGCACGTCACAAAGAAGCGACAAGTTGTCAGCGGTAATTCCGGGGGGCAGAAGGTCAGGGAAGTTGGGAATCTCTGGTAGTTTCTCCAAAAGGTTTGGCATGTCAAACAGATCGAAGGTCTCGTCACCGTTAGGACCAGCGATTGGGAGCGGGAAGCTCATTCCGCCGTAGCCGAAATCGGGCAGCCCGTAAAGTTTAATAAGTCCACAGCCAACCTTCGGTCGGAACACAGCAGTAGGTAAGGTGATATCCGCGAGGTTAATCTCGTAGCCGCCATCCAAGCCGATTCTTCCGCCCTCAATTGGGTCCGGACCATTTAGTTCGTTGAGCGCATCCATTAGGGCATCAATTTTATCTATAATGACACACCATTCGTGAACGCTCGTAAAGTCTGTGTCTGCCAGATCTTCGCAGGCTGCGATAACTACGGACAAATCTTGTCCAGTTTCTGTCATGTACCCTGTTAGCTGGTCTTTCATTGCTGCAAAGTTGGGAACCTCCATAACAGCAGAGGCATCTGAGCCTTCTGTGGTTTTAGTCCACCATTCTTGCGGCATTGTTGCAAGAGTTTGCCAGCCAAGCCCAGAGACCTCGCTTACAGATACATCCATGTCGCAGGTGGGCAAAGGTACCTGTGTACCGCTAGCGTCCCATTCTGGGATGTTCGGCAATGAGCTATTCGGGATGGTTGGTGGAGTGAGACCATCGCCTTCTGGGATGGACATTGAAGCATCCGTGCCCCAGTCTAGCCCTTCCAACTTTGCTCTAAACTTGCTGAAGGCTCCTCCTCCGCCGGCGATGGCAAGAGCGAAGTTACTCAGAAGAAAGCCGCTCATTGCTTCGGCAAAAATACGGCGCCAATCATCTAGAAACTCGCCAAACTTAAGATCGCCCAGTTCTATTTCCGGCAGGGATGCTGCGGGGAAGTCGGGATTCAGGTCAGATAGTGACAGCCCGGGCAAGCCTCCGGTGGGCAATGATCCAATTGCCTCTATAATCACCTCAATACCACCGGGAAATTCTAGTTCGGAAAATGATTCGGCAAACTTAATGTTTGGCATTTGAATCCCGCCGGGGGATGAGCCCAAATCGGGCATCGCAAACTGAGGGAAGTTCAGATCGGGGGCGCAAGCCGCAAGGTTAGGACCGCCGGGTAGGGCGGGGAAGCCGGGAATATTGCCCAACTCTGGTCCGTGAACATCCCAATCGGTAATGTTAATGAACTCACCATCAGGAAGTCGGATATTAAGGTTTGGCGCCGATGGCTGAAGTAAAGACCAATCAATCTCGCCGAGACGAGTGATATCAATCGGAAAGCCAGTAAGAGGTATCATAAACGGCATCAAGAATGCGCCGATCATCAATTCGATGTCCTTGACATAGCAAGACAGATCGATAGTCGGGGGCTCAAAGCTGAAAGTGGGAACGCCGCCGACAGCAATGTTTTTAATCATTAACTTGAGGTCATCACATGTCAGGTTGGCAAGCATATCTTCAATCGAAGCCTGTACCGATTCCTCTAGTTCTTCTAAGTCTTCATCGACAGAGGTTTCTAACTCAGCCTCCGTAGCAGTTCCGCAAACTTCTGGAAGCAATGAGTTAAACTCATCCAGCTTGTCTTGTAAGAAGTCCATCTGTTCGCCAACCTGATCAATGATCGGCTGAAGGTGGTTGAACTCAATGCCCATGCCCACAATAAGTTGAATCAGGTCATCGCAAGAAACATCCAAATTGTCGAATAATCCATCCAACAAGTTAGCAAAAATGTCATCTGGCAACTGCATCAAGAACTGTTTAATAAGGGCGTCGATGGAAAACTGTCCAAGTGCTGCCTTCAGCATCGCAGCATAGATGTTATCCAGCCCAAGTTCTGCCATAAGTTTTGCCATGGCAGCTTCAATCAACTTGGGAATAGAGATTTTCTGCAGCAGTTCGGCAAAAACATCGTCCAAAGAATTAATCTTGTCCAGAACATCTGGCAAGTTGGCAATGATATTGTCGCCTGACGGAAGAACAATGTCGGCTCGCGCCAATGCCATATTTGCTAAGAAGCTTGGATCACCTAGTTTAAGGTTCTCAAAATCAATATCCTTTGGTCCCTTGATCGGCAAAGAGTTAAACTGGTTCGCAATGTTACCTAAGTCGCCTAAGTTCGGAATATTGCCCAAGCCACTTGGCGGGGTAGGTAAGATCATCAAAGGCGGAAATGTGTATTTAGTAAGGTATTCCATCCATGGAGGAGTCATGCTCGACCATTGCGGCTTTTTAGCATCACTAAACATGTTATTGCCTTGCAGAATATAATGCATCAACCGATCTAGGGACGCGGGTTCGTTGGCGGCAAACTGGTTGAAGCTAATATTTTGCGGCATGCCGAGTCCTGTATCGTCTGGATAAACAATACAATGCACCGGGTTGAAGGCACCATCTGTACCGATTTCAATAATATCTTCGTGGTCTGGTCTGAGTGGCTGTCCGTTCTTCTGCATGAGACCTTTCAAGGCGGGCAGGAACTTACGAATACGATTTCCTTGCTTCTTTGCCGAGAACTTGTTTGAGCCGCGAATCGTACCCGGAAACATGTCTACATACATCTGGATCTTATCCATCGTGTCTGCAACCTTTTTCAGCTTTTTCTCGATTGTGTTAGACTGATACATCACCGTGCGGTGACCGGTCTGCATTTCGGTGGTAGTACTGTATGACCTCACCATTCGGGGCAAGGCAAGAAGATGTGCCATGTTTACGGAAACTAGCGCCTTGACTGAAACCCCGGGTCTGTCGGATTGAAAAGTCTTTTCTACTTTTGCAAACTTATAAAGGTCGTCTTGCAAATGTGCAATTGCATTATCCAAGGTCCGGACATCGTATCCTTTTGGGGACCGGTCAAAATAGACCAACATTTGCTTAATGCCAACTCTGATGGCGGTCTCATTAAGCATATCCATGACTTCAAGATTTTTGTGACCGGTGTTCACCATGGTCCTGTATTGAAGTCGTTTCTTGTCAAGCCACGGTTCGCAAGCCTGCATGGTATACCATGGAGAGCCTAATCGCCAACTGCGCTTCTTTGCCTGATTGTGATTTTTGTAGTTAGGTGACGGAAGTGTGGTGCCACCTTCCCAGCACATATCGCCATATTTCAAGCGATGCAAATGCTGGCGGCGAACGTATCCTACGACCTTATAAAGATCAACATTGCGCTCTAGATCTTGGATTCTTACCTTACACCATTTACAATCAGGACCGATTGCTTCATCCAGCAAAGTTACAATAGTAAGGTGATCCACTTCCCCCAAGACCACTGAGGTGTCAGTCATAAACTTACGCAGCTTAATCGTAGCCCAGCCGGGTTCACCGCCGGCAAGTGTCTTTGGCTCCAGCTTAAAATAGTGAGTACCAATTGTGCTCTCTTCAAACGAGCCGGCGACCGGGCGCCCTTCATCAAACTGCTTTGTTACACACTCCTCTACAACGCAGTCTGCCAAATCCTCATCAGAATATCTCTGGGGTGGCGGAGCTTTGGGCTGAGGATCTTCTGTAATCATTGATACAGAAGACATCATCGGAGAAACTGGAGAGTGCCATGGACCGCTGACCGTAAACACCTCAACGGCGCTGGTCGCCAATGCCGCAGAAGCCTCGTCGCGTTCTGCCTCAGACAAAGCACTGTCAGTCGATGCTATAAACAGCGCTTTTCTAGTTTCAATTTCTTCGTCAGTTGCCATGAAGTTTCCTCACATCAGTTAGTGTTGTTGTAACGACTGTTGATGTATTTTCCTCCTGCTACGCTAAAGTACGTTTGCTTGAACATTACTAAGTTTGCTCTTTGTGTCATTAGGGAACGTTTTGTGTCTGCCAAACAATCAATAACGTTTTGAATACCCGAAGTCATCGCCGGTGGTGATGGGGAAGTTGGGGCTCCGAAAAATGGAGAATGATGGAAATGAGTAGCGAGTGCTGTATTATACTTCATTTGATACATCAAGAAGTTATCCATAATGCCGATTAGCTTATCTACATGATCCGTAAGTCTAACTAGTGCTTCCTCAAGGTTGTTGCCCAAAGGAATTGGCTGGAGTTTTTCATCATCGTTTCCGGCAATCAGGTCGATTCCGTTGATTGCATCAACAGCACCGCCTTGCGAGTTTTTCATGTCCGTCTTGGTTACAAGCTTAATACCTTCGCGTGCCATGATTCTGATCCCATCTGCCTTCATACCAATCGCAGACTTTGCCGATGAGTTTCCGACATTGCCATCTGCTAACCCAAAGTTGGCATCGATGTCAGTCTTCTGGCTCATATAAATTCTAGCGGCGTCAAGCTTAAAGTTTGGATCGGCGCTCATAGCTTCGCCTTGCGCTGTAACTGTAGCGGCGTGGTTCGCCATGCGTCCAGCTACCATGTCAATAGAAGCGCAGTGAGTGTCACCAGACCCGCCATAACCACTCAAACGAGAGCCCGGGCGGTCGCGACCGAGTACAATGTTAGCGTTTGTTGTGCTAGCTATCACATTTTCAGTATCAGTTGCGATAAATCTGGGGTTAGGCTCAGCCACCTTGCTGCCGCCGATTCCTCGTCCAGCGCCTCGATTTGTGGCACCCGGGTCGGAAGCCAGATTTTTCTTAACTGTGGGGTGTAGACCTGATGTGTCTACTGCTTTTTTCTTCGCCATTTGTTATCCTATTGTGTTAACAACTCTGTGCATTCTGGTTGCCGGGGGCGCACTTGTTGCCAGTACATTCTAGTCCCAGAGCTTCTTGCGGATTGACTTTCACACCATTAACCTTGAACTCAAAGTGGAGGTGGGCTCCGTACGAGCCGCCAGTATTATCCGCTTGTCCGATTACTTGTCCCTTTGTTACCGTGGCACCCACGGATACTGCGGAAGACAGCAGATGCATGTATATTGATTCTCTACCGCCGCCATGATCAATCTTAACCATGTTGCCGGCGCCGCCATTACAACTGCCGCCATTGGATGTGTCATTGCAGTTGTTAGTCGCCAAAGTAACTGTGCCCGGGGCACCAGCAAGAAGTGGTCCGCCATGAGTCGAGGGATTGGATGAAACTACATCAATGCCGTTGTGATTTTGCATTGCCCCAGTGTCCCAGCAACGGGCGCGCATTCCATAATCAGAAGTAATCGACGGAGTACCAGCGATTGGCCATGAGCCGTTCTGGGCTATGTCTCCCAACGCTGCAACTTGAGCCGCTGTCATTGGAGTGCCGCCGCCGCCGGCTGCGCCTGCAGCACCGGGTACACCAGCAGCGCCACCGCATTGTTCTGGAGCGCCGGCTGCAGCAGCAGCGCCGCCACCGGAACCGGCTACGGTTCCTCCTGCACCAGCAGCGTTAGAGCCTTGAGAAGCCCACTCTTGTGCTGGCGGCATGGGAACGCCACCACTTGTCATGTAGCCTTTAATAAGGGTCATAAGCCGATCCCAGTCAAAGGTTGGTTGACCGTTGATGTTGGGGCTATAAGAGTTAATCTGGCGTTTTCCATTTGGTGCCATCTTACCACCATCGGGACCGCCTTCAACCGGATAAGAAATGCCATCTGGAAATGGTACGGAGAGGTGTGTGCCCGGGTCGGAGCGATCTGCTTTTGTCTCGTCATGACCAAAGATGTGAGTTCGATCAACTGGGATCTGGTTTCTGTGACAAACGTTTGCGATTAAGAATGCTAAGTTTTCATATACTGCATCATTATAAATAGATCCCGGGCTGTTTGACTCTTGTTCCGGAATGCCGCTGATCTCGACTTGAACTGCGCCGGTGTTGTTGCCGCCGGGAACGGATTTATCTTTGTCCATGGAGACACCCCAAGCATCTCTGCGATATTCTCCGGCGCTCAAGCCTCCGGCGCCGTTTGCAACAGCACTCTCTTTTACGAATTGGAACACCCAACCGCCCTGATTAATGCCGTAGTGAGTGCTGCCCAATCCGGAGCCGTCGTCAAAGTCAGAGCCGCCGGCGGTCTGGTTATTGCCGGCTGTTGTATGAACAATAAAATGAGTGATATCTGCTGGGGTTCTGTTCCGTTCGCTCCACCTGTTGGCGTGTGCCGGATACCAGCCGCCTTGATCGTTTGGGTTGCGACCGCCATCAAAGTTAATGTAACTGAATGGCGGATAAGCGTCTAGGGAAGCGGCGCCGCCTTGTGCTACTCCGCCGCCCTCGGCGGGTGTAGTGCCGTCAGCAGGCGGGGGATCTTCAGCGCTGGCTGCGCCAGAAGTATCAGTCTCTTCCACTGGGTCAGAACCGAAGTAGGCATCTGGGTCTGGGATGTCGGCTGAGCCGTCTGAGTATTCGTCTGTTGCCGCGTCAACATCTGACGCTCCGCTGCCGCCGCTGTCGTATCCTAGTTCCGTAGCGGCTGCTTGAGCTACATGTGACGCGGCTTTGCCTGCATCTGCGATATCTCCCATTCCTGAAAAAGCGCTCACCATGCTAGGTGCGGTTTGAACAGCCATCATATATGCTTCCAAGGAGATTGTCTGCATAGCAGGGTTTCTCTCGGCAACACGGTTCCATGATTCAATGCGTTCAATAGCTTCTTGAATCTGTTTACCGAATGTTTCATAGCTTAAGTTGTTCAAAGCGCCACCTTCAGCAGCTTGTTCATAAGCAAGAGGGCTGAATCGATTAAAGTTTTTAATGATATCCCAGCGGGTACTCTTCCAACAAGGAGTATGCTCTTCTGCGTTCAGCCAGTCCCACCATGTCATAGAATATCGAACTTGAGACTTGATCGGCGGGACCATCGGTTCTTCTCTTGGGAACGCTCGGCTGGTTACATCTTTCACTTCGTCTATAACCTCGGCTGCAACACCGAAACCATCAGCTATATCTTCCATGAGTTCATCACCAGTAAGATCTGCTACAAGATCTGCAGCCTTACCTCCCAGATCGACAGCTTCTTCTAAGGAGAGTCCGTTACAAGGCGCATCAATCAAAGTTGGATCCCAGCCCTCACATTCGCAACGTGGATCTGGATCTCCCTCTTCGCAGAACCATTTTAGCCCAAAATAACCAGAACTCCAATCTTCAACACGCTCGGTGGTGGACTCGAACCCGGGCTCAGGCAGATAAGATGGCGAGTCAGCTTCTGTAGATAGCTCTCCGATATAAGGCGCTGTGCCCTTTGGAGCAAGGAACTCAAGCTCCTCCCTCACACGACCGGGCGGTTTCTCCGAAGACACTCTATAGTCTTCAAAGCCACTGCCCATCAATCCGAAAGCCGGAATAATATTCTTGAATCCCATTTTGACATAATCTTCTATTGCTGTAACAAAATCCGTAGCCTTCAATGCGTTCTGACCGCGCACAGACCGAAGGAACACCTCGCCTGTGGAATCATTAACATAGACATCAGACTTTCCATTGGTGGAAAGTATTTGGCATATTGACCAATCAACCTTAGAAAAGCATGCATAAGGGAATGAATCTTTATATCGAATGGCGACTGGAGTTTCTTCGCCGTCTAGCTCTGCGATAGTGTATGTCGCGCTAGGAAGCCATGGGTTTGTGAACCCTACCTGTAGGTGGTATTCCCTACCCGCCTTCATCATCGCTGACGTAAGATATTCTGCTTGGCGCGAGTACTTGTCTTTGTCACCCGGAGAGAGGTATCCCCATGTCGGCTCCATGACGATGCCTTTTGCTCCAGAGAGCGTAGCATAATCTACTACGGTGTCAATAAACTTAGCTGCCTTGCCGGGATAAGGCTTGCCGGATACATAAACTCGGACACCGCCCAGTTGAAACATGCGTGCATATGCCATAAATACATTCTTTTGGGCGTATCTGTCTCTCGCATCGCCCTCATATTGTTCAACACATTCCATCACAACGTACCCAAGGTTTGCCCAGAGCGCTCGCTTAAGCGCAGCCATAGGCTGGGGCATTTTGGGATCTAGAAGCGAAGCCCTGCTAATAAATACTCCCTTGTGATTGTACGGCGAAGCAATTGTATTCAAACTGCCATCTGGGTTGCGACCCGGGGCGACTTGAGAAAGCGTAGTGATTGAGGTCATGATCTCTAGCATGCAGTCCCAATCGCAATCCTCTGGGAACATGAACGGGTTAACGTCTTCGTTTGAGACCTCTTCACCACCAACAGCGTCA